ATGAAGAACAGACGAAAGGCCTATTTGACCGCCGCAGAACTAGATTATGTTGCGGCAGCCAAGCGCTACCTAGCCGCCATTCTGGCTGAAAAGGGTATTAGTGAGTCGCAACTGGAGGAGATGACCGGGATCCCGGTCTCTACCCTGAGCCGCTGGTTATCGCAGGAGAGGGGGGAGTTCATGACGCTGGCTGATGCCGCGCTGATCTGTCGCGCTATCGGGATCGATGTGCAGGCCATGCTGCCGCCGGCAACATGGGGCCGCTCACATCCAGAGAGCTCGAAGATGGTGGTGTTCTTGATGGGGATACCGCTACCTCACCTGAAGTGGCTGGCGGATACCTATGAGAAGGGGGTGGTAGCCCTGCGCCAATGACGCAGGGTTGGGGATCAGATAATGGACTCTGGCTGCTCCGGCCACTTTGGTGAGCCTGGCCAGCCTGCTTGTTCAGGCACCATGGTCAGTTCGTAGCGGTAACGCTGCCAGTCTGCCAACAGCTGGGTATGCTCTGGTTTAGCATAGCCGCCTTCGACTGCAGGTTTGATGATGACGATTTGCTGGTTGGCATTGGCGATGCGGGTAGCCTGCTCAGCCATAACGGCATCAAGCTCAGCCTGCTGTTCTGCAGCCTCGTTTTTTACCCATGACTGGCCGTCCCAGCGATCAAATGGCGAACATGGTGGCTGCAGGGTTTTCCCGTCAGGTAGCTCCCCCAGTTTTTCGATCTGGCTTGCGTCGTGGGTTTCTGTGTCGTATGCCAATTTCCCACGATGGTCAGCGACCTGCTCCCACCCTTCAGCGCAACGTACCCACACCATTTCAGATGCGACATGACCTTGCGGACCATCAGTAAACGCCCACCCGGGCAAACCGGTATATTGTGAGATGAATTCGTCAGATTCCCCCATATACTCACCGGTTTCAGGGTGGCAAATATGGCAACGAAAATAACCTGACTCCGCCGCAAATCCAGATTCATTGAGCTCTATATATTTCATTATCTCACTCTCATGATTGGGCACAGCGCAACGTTTCGCATCCTGGTCTCGCTCGCATAATTACCGGTAATTGCTCCTGCATACGATGCAACGCCAGTTGATCCGGTTACTGCGATAGCTCCATCAGCAGGTGCCCAGTTTGGCTCACTGGCCTGCTGCCAGTTACTATCCAGTATTCCCCAAATTTTGCTGGTGCTGCTAGGCGCTGCTGATGTAGGGAGCGGGTGGTTGTGATACTCAACTGCACCGCCTTGTGCGCTTAACAGTGATCGCCCAGAATCAACACCTCTGCCAGCATCCCACCAACGCAGTGCCTCACCTCGAGGATCAAACGGAATGCGGCCAGATGGAAATATGGCGGCTAGTTTTGGGAGTTGCACCTTGTCAAAGGTCTGGTTTTTAACGATGACAAAGCGATCATTTGGCGGTGTTTCGCCAACCCACGGCAGTACCACGCCGATCGGTGCCACGGCATCAAGCATGGCCTCGATGGCCTTGAAAAGCTGGTCGTTCTCTGTTTTTTTTAGTGACAACCCGCTCAGTTCGATAACGCTGCAGATTTCCTCCTGCATCGCATCCAGAATCTCTGGGCTGACCTCTGTCGCAGGAGTTCCTGTTTGCGGGTTTCCTTTGGTGAAGCCATCCTTGCCGGAGCCGAACTTGTCTTTTTGCCGTGATGGCGTATCAATTCGATGCATATCGCTCTCTCCAGAGAACTGGAAATAAAAGCCAGCGCAAGGGCGGGCACTATTAAATGGAGAAGTGGCGCTACTTGATCGCCAGCACCTCATCGCAGGGGCGCGGCACAAGGATGGTTTTACCCTGGTGAACCTCCTGCACTTGGCAGACCGGCCCGGGGGCCGTGGCGGTGTTCCACGCCCAGCCCAGCAGCACGGCGACCACAATCGCCGTAATGGGTTCGAGGCGAACGATCATGACGCCTCCTGGGCAGATGCCCAAACGTATTGCGGGGTTTCGACAACCACGGTCACCGACGCCAGCGCGGCGGCCATTGCGGGGTCTTGGGTGCGCACGTTGGCGTGATAGCCAGGTACAGGCTCGCGCACCGGTAGGCCCTCAACATCCACCACGCCGGTGGGGCGGGTTACCATTCCGGGTGGCAACAGCTGCAGCGATGCGGTTGGGTGATAGAGGGCGCTGGTTTCAGGGTCTTTGATAAAGCCGGCGGCCAGCAGGGCTTTGGTCATGGCGGCCTTATCGGCCGCCTTTAAGTTGAGGTCGATAAAGTCGGTCATGCGATAGCCTTCATTTGATCGTCAGTCAGGGCTCGGCGCCAGACTCGCAGATTGCGAACATGACCGAACAGGTTCTGAACCCCTGTCGCGTCAGCGCCGATATTGGTAACCATATTGTTTGCCGTGATAGCGCCAGTGCGGGTGATGGTTGCTACTGTGCTGCCACAGCGAACTGTGATCTGATCGCCCTTGATGCGATAAACCACCGTCTCCATCGTGCCGGGCGCATTTTTCAGCGCCTGCCCCTGATCTGCCGTACCGCCACGCATAGCAAACCGAACACTGTCACCGACCAGCCATGTGTAAGTGCCAATATGAAAGATGCGCGGGAAGGCTGTTGATGGAGCCAATGGGTTACGCCTAACCTCAAATGCGACTGTCATATCGCCTGCGACGACCGGGATATTGAGCGGGTTTTGCAGCGTAAGAAGGTCAGCGGAGCGTGTGGCTGCCGCGCCACTCGTTGGAATGTAGGCACTGGCTGAGAAGTTGTTTTCCAGCTGGAATGAGCCAAACGTCTCATTGGCAACCGGTTCTCCTCGGTAGGTGCGGTAAATCGTGCTGTCAGATGAGATTGTCGTTCCAACAACTCGAACAAGAGTGGGGCCAACCTTAACTACCGACCATGAGGAAAGCAGGTTCTGACCGTTTGTAACAACAAGCTCGCCGGTAGGCTTAACCCTGAAATGCGCTGTTCTACCAGTGAACGATCCATCACGAGTCTGAAAGCTGATAACCGTGTCTGCTGCCCCCATTTTTACAAAAAACGAGAAGGTTAATACCGTGTTTGCTGGTGCCGTACAGTCCTTAGAGATTGCGCCAGTCCCCGCATACTGAACCAACTTATAGCCACTTTCGGTAACAACGGTTGCGCCAACCTCGACTCCAATCTGGTTCAGCCCTTCAGACACTGGAATGTAGTTAGTGACGGCGCCATCCAACGAACACCCCCACTGGTCAAACACGGGCTCATTCGCCGCTGCAGTGGCGAGAACCCCGTCACGGTTGGTATAGGTCTTGGTGGTGCTGCGAGAGAATGTCAGCATCCGCGCGATCACATCATCCCCCACTTTGACCTCGCGGCCATAGCCGGTAAACAGCCGCAGCGAGTCGGTCAGCGGCGCCCACACATCCGGCAACGGCAGGGTGGCTAGGCCGATTGCATCCGCCACAGTTTCAAGTCCGGAAATCTGTGATGCCAGCTTGGCGGAGTCATCCGCTGCTTTGGCGCTGGCCGCTGCCTGCGCGGCGAAGCCGGCGGCGGCATCTGTGCTTGGCTTGAGGTTCTGCTTGACCCGTTCAGCCAGTGTCGGCTGATCGGGGTACCCTGGGACGGGAACCATCTGCCCCTCTTGCCCCACGACGATCTGATTAAAGGTGCCTATCGTCTGCTCGACGAGCAGAATCGCTTCGGTGGGGTCTTTATCGGTTACTGCCATCAGGTATCTCCAAATCCCAGACAGCATGCTGCACGCATCGCATCAGCGAGGCGGATCATGTTGTCGTGGTCGGTGGTATAGACGAAATTCAGAATGGTGTGAGAGGGCGCCTTCTTGCCGAGGATGCACTGCATGACGGCATCCCCCCAGACGCAAAGAGAACTGCCGGCCACCGAGCCAGCTCGCATGTAGTCAACGTTCATGCGCGGCAGATTGACCTGCCACACATAGCGCCACTCAGGGCCGTAGATTGGAGCTCCCACCCGGCTGCCTGCGCAGAACACGGCGCCGTGGTAGTTAGAGATGGTGGCATCCGGATAGCCGAGCGAGGCGAGCAGTTGCAGGTAATATTCGGCATTGATGCCGCCGAGCGAGTTGATCTTGGCATCGAGGCGCTGCTGGCGCTCCCTGATGGTGGCGGTGCCTGGTACCTCGCACTCATCTGGCAGCCCGCAGATCCCCTCATAGCGGGTCAGCAGCACAGTTGTTTGCTGTGGGTCACTCTCTTCTTGCACCAGCGCATCTGCCCGCTCTGCGGTGCGGGCCAGCTCGCCGGCGCCAGCAGTGAGCAGGGGGTGATACCCCTCCCATGCCGGGCCATAGGGGAGCAGCTTCTGCAGCTGGTCGGCGTAATCGGCTGCGGTCAATCCCATGTTGTGGTCCCCAGCGCGACTATCTCGCCCTTGGCGGTGGTGAATTCGGCCGCAGGGGCGAGCAGTTGGTGCTTGTATTCGCCGTTGGCAGCGCTGATGGCCTCCGACAGGCGTGATGGCGCTATGGTCTGCTCAGGCCCGCCCTCGCGACGATAGAATTCACGTAGGGCAGCAGTAACGGCAGAGCGCACAGCCGGAGTGTCAGGGGTAACCTTGATGCGGTGAGCAACTGATTTCAGGTTGATGCCGAGCAGATAGAGCTCGGAGGCAGCCACCGGTGCCTTAGGTTCGATATGCTGGCGCGCGGCGGTAATGATGGCCTCTGATGGCACCATCGCCTCCGAGTTGTCATCAACCAGAAACACCCCAACCGTGCCCGTCCCCATCCAGTGGCGGTAGCACCAGGCGCGGGTCACCCCGGGCACCTCTTCGGCCCATACCTGATAATCGGTATCGGATCCGCCCTGCGGGGTGAAGTACCAGCGATCCAGCACTCTGGCTCGCCAGTCATCGACGCTCTCCAGATCTGTACCGCCCTGAACGCTGTCAGCCACTCCGGAGGATGAGAGCCCGGCCACCGGTTCGGAGAGGATCATCCCCTCTCCATCATCCAGATTGGTGTGATAGCCAGTCTCCGCGCAGGTGATCGGCAAACGCAGCACACCGCCGGATGAGGTCGCAGCCTCGGTGGCGACATACTGGACCGGGTTGCTCCCCTGATAGACGGCCACTGCACCGGCAGAGACCGTGATGCCATCGCTGACCCCGGAGATACGCAGCCAGCCGGCGGCCGGTTGCGCCTCTTTGCGCGGGCACTTCTTCATGCCGGCATGGCGCAGCAGCCACTGCTCGTCGCAGAGATCAGGCAACATGTTGCGCTCGAGGTATTCGATATGTCCGTTCACCCCGTGTACGGCGCCAGCATAGGCACGGGCGTAGACCTCGGCATCCGAGCGGCGCAGCGGATCATCCAGCTCTGCCGTCACATCGGCTCGCACCCGCTGGATAATCTCGCGCAGGGTTGGGCGCAGGGAGTAGCTAGACATTGACGGCCTCCAGAATGTCGGGGATGGTAATTTGCTGGTCAGACCCATCAACGGTGAGCGTCACAACCAGTTCGGCGCCGTCAATCTCTCGGCGGCGGCACTCGGCATCGATGCGGGTGACCAGCTCGTCATCTTTCAGCCAGGCCAGCGCCTCCAGGGCGTAGTCGCGGACCCGTTCGCGCACCTTTGGCAGGTTCTTCTCACGCTGCAGCAGATAGAGGCGACTTCCGATTCGGTCACCGGCCACTGTCGGGTAGCTGTCTCCCCACCACCCGTAAGGACGATCGCTATCATCTGAAGCACCAGCGCGGCGCCAGGTGAAGAGGCTGATAAACACCGCCCTGTGCAGCGGGTGCACCAGGTCGCCGGAGTCTGTGAGGACGCCGTTGATAGAGATCAGCATGGGGTTACTCCATCCGGATTTTCGGCTTACCGGTCGGGGTACCGCCGGGGTGTTCGTGGTCGTTGAATTGGTTGCGCATCTTCTGCATGGTGCCGGTCTTGTCGCTGATCTCGCCGGTACACTCCAGCAGCGGGGTATCGAAGCGAGCCTTGGTCTTGGCCTCAACCTCAAGGGTCAGGGTTTTCACTTCGACGCGGCGCCCCCGGCGCAGCACAATGCGATCACCCTCATCGGTGTAGAGCGCCACCTCCCCTTTTTTGAGCCCCTTCAGCCGGTAGCGCCGATCGGCCACGACCAGCACTACACCGTGGGACTTGTCGCCATCCGGGAAGACGGCGACATGTTCGGCCCCGTCATGGGGGCAGGAGGTGTAACCATAAGGCTCGAGATGCTCGACAGCGTCTTTCAGCTCACCGCCTAGCATCTCGATCTGCACCAGTTGGCACTTGGCCGCCGAGTTGACCAGCCTGATCACACCGCGGGATAGCAGGTTGCGGATGGCGCTTTTCAGTTCACGCATCAGAAAATGTCCTCATCCTTGTTCTTGCGGGCGGGCTTGGGATCCGGCACGTCAGGCAAATAGGCATCAGCAGGGCCGACGCGCAGGGTCGCGATTGTGCCGCTATCGGTGCGGCTGTACTCCACCTCGGCGATCACCAGCTCGTCACCGGCAAAGTCGTTGTGGGGGTCAAACACAGGAACAACCATGTTTGGCAGCCACAGCTCGCCTGACTCCTGTCGCCAGCCAGGCACCGTATAGGTCGCCTCTCGCGCCTTGGCCTCGCGGCGGCGGGCCTCGAATTCGCACATGGCGCGGCAGCTGGCAACGCTGGCCTGACCGGTCTGCTTGATCAGCAGCGGGCGATAGCGACCGACCTTTCCGCCGACCTTGTGACTGACCTTGGTCGAGCTGGATTCCCCAAAATCGTCATCGGTGCCCGCTCGCTGCCCTGCAACCCGGTATTCGGAGTGGCAATCGCTCTGATCTTGCGGGGCGCTGCAGCTGAGGATGTTTTTGCCGTAGACCAGCGGCGTGGTGGCTCGCAGGGCACCGACCGCCCCGAAGTGCAGATCGCCGTTGGCATCGTCATAGGCCAGCAGGCGTTGCTGCTGCATCATTCTGTCGATGGCCTCGGCTACCGCCTCCCCCCAGTCCACCGAGAAATCAGAGATGGGGGATTGTCCGGCCGCGCCGAACACCGATACCCCGAACGGCTGGCAGAGCGCAGCAGCAATTTGCTGCGGGGTCTGCCCCCTGAATTGGCGCACTGTGGCGGCGCTGTCGATCAGGTCGCCGGTGCGGGAGCGCCCACGAATGGAGCGGGTGATGCTACGGGCGTCATAACTGACTGGCTTCGCATCGACGTAGCCGGTGAGCACCAGATCGCGGCCTATCAGCACCTCTACCCTGTCGCCCTGCTGAATCCCGGTGGATACCGCATCAAGCAGCTCGCCCTTTTCGCTGGCCCGCCTGGTGACTTGCACCTCAAAATCGCGAGCCAGCCGGTCTATGCCTGCACTGATCCGCATGGCCGTCCAGCCATACCAGGCATTGCCATTGATCCGCAGGTGATACTCGTCGCTCATGATGCCAGGGTCCGCAGGGGGTTGGGGGGCACAAAGCCCGGGTGAGAGAGGTTGTTCTTGGCGATCAGCTCATCCGCCCGCCCGGCATCGTCATACCACTCTGCAGCCAGCACCAGTGCCGGCATGGTATCGCTCGGGGTGCGCGTCACCAGCTTTGAGGCATGCTGTTGCTGCTGGCGCAGCGTACTGACCAGCTCGCGGCGTAGATCCCGCAGCGCTTGATAGACACCATCGTCGGTAGTGCGCTCGCTCTCCTTGTCGATCGCAGCAATGATGGTCTGGCGAGCTTCCTCCAGTTCATCATGAGTTGGGCTGGTCGAAAGGGATGCGCTGCTGTCAGCAATCTGGCTCTGGCCGGTGCTGTTACCAGTAGTGGCAGCACCAGTGTTTTGCATCGGTTGCCGCGCCACCTCAACGGCGTCGAGCGACGGAGCTCTGGCCGGAGTGATGGATGGCTCGCTCGGGGGCGGCATCCGCGCCACCGCCTGAGCGCTGCTGGCGATCAGGTTTACCCTGACCAGTTCGGAGACGCTGTTGGTCAGCCGGTCAGCCTGCTGCTTGTCCTGTGCGGCGGTCGGCCACACGCCGAGCGGCCTGGCGGCCTGAGTTTGCGAGGCCGCTGCGCTGCGACTGGCGAGATTCAGCAGCGAGCGGGCGGTGCCGCTTGAGCTGGACCCGGCATCCAGCACCGAGGCCAGCTGGCGCGAGAAGATCCAAGCGGTCGAGGGAGGTGGCATCAGCACGCTCAGATCCCCCTGCATCAGCCGCAGGGCGCTCGACATCTTGCCGTCGGCACTGTTGAGCATGTCGGCCACACTGCCGAGCAGGGATGAGGCATGTTCTATGGTCGCCATCGACATCCACTCTGGCAGCCCATCAAGGCCGAAGGCTCCGGCAAAGGCATTCTGTGCACGGTCCAGCAAGCTGGTCGAGCGGCCTGAGAGCAGTGATGAACCGAGCGGGGTAGCCGTTGGCCACTCATCCTCACCAGACTCCACAAAGGAGAAGCTGACGGTGCACATTCCGCCATCTTGCTTGCTGTGGCTGATGCGCTGCTTGCCCATCACCACCACGTTCATCCGCCCGTACCAGGGGCTCACCAGTTCGCCGGGGCCTACCTGCTCGAGCGCCTCAATCAGCCGATCCCGTTCGGCGATAAAGTCAGGGCCGATCAGGTAGGCGGTGATGGCGTATTCCCGGGTCTCGCGCCCCATGTCCTCGACGCTGGGGGCATCTCGGCCTGGATACTCATGAACCACGGTGCGACGACCAACCTGCAGGTCATCACCGTCTACCTTGAACGCCACCCCGCGAAAGGATGCAGGCTGCAAACGGTCTATCCAGCTCATAGCACCTCAAAAAGAAAAACCCGCCGAAGCGGGTGTATTGCAGAGAATATGGTTTCCAGAAAATGCGATATTTCGGATGCTTAATAGGGTGATATTACCTAACGTTGATCACGGTCAACAAGAACGCTCACATGACTTATGGCTTGAGATATTTCGGGGAGCTACAATCCCAGACTCAATGTAATCTTTTTACTTTTTGGGGGTTCTATGTCTGATATGGTGTTCTGCCGTGGTTGTGGTAAGGAAATCCACAAAACGGCAGTGTCTTGCCCGAGCTGTGGTGCTGTTACAGGCTCAAGCAAAAATCGAGTCACTGCGGCTCTGCTTGCCTTCTTCCTTGGTGGTTTTGGCGCCCACAAGTTTTACCTCGGTAAAACCGGTATGGGGTTCCTCTATTTGATTTTCTGCTGGACCTTCATCCCAGCAATTGTCGCTTTCATTGAGTTCATCATTTATCTCTGCTCAACCGATGAAAGCTTTGCCCTGAAATACGCAGGCAAGTAACCAGCACATCAAGAACCTGCAATCATGACCCGCTTATGCGGGTCATTTTGCATAACGTGAATAACCGACATCCGGCGACATGGACCAGCCAGGTGAGGTTTTGCCCTCATCCACACGCAGGTTTTGCGGGGCGTTTTCAAAGCGCACCACCATCTCACCGGAGACCGGGGCACTGGTGTTACTGTTGGCACCAGCGGCTGGTGAGACTGCCGCCAACGGGGATGACGCGCCGAGCCCTCCCTTGCCATCGCTCCAGATCGCGCCGAGGGTATCCCCGCTGCGCTGCCAGATAGAGCCCACGCCATCCATGACCCCACCTACCTTGTCACCTACCCAGCTCATGCCATCCATCAGCGGTTGCAGATAGGGTTGAATCCGCTCCCACATCCCCTTGAACCAGGCCACTATGGGTTCCCAATTTTTGATGATGATCCCGAGTGGATGGAAATCGAGGAATCCCTGCTTCAGAAACTCCCACGCCCAGCCAAAACCGGTCGTCACCGAGCCCCACAGTTCGCTGAACCACGCACTGATGGGCCCCCAGTTTTCAGTGATGGCGCCAAGCGGGGTGAATTCGAGCAACCCCCGCTTCAGGAATGCTGTGAAGAGGGAGAATTTACCATGAACATCCCCCCACAAGCCGGATAGCCAGTCGCTAATAGGGCCCCAGTTCTGGATCACGATACCGAGCGGGTGGAAGTTGAAAAACAGCTGTTTCAGAGATTCCCACGCCGCGCTGGCAACCACCGTAATCGACTGCCAGACCTTGGCGAGCCAGGGGCCAATAGTGCCCCAGTTCGCGATGATCAGCCCTGCCACCATAGCCAGTCCTTGTAATGCTGTAAGCGCTATGCCCAATGGTGAAACCTTCACCGCACCACTCAATACTTTTAAGGCTGTGCCAAACCCTCCCATGGCGATACTGCCGGCCAGTGCAGCCATCTTGAAAGCAGCAAACCCAGCAGCAAGGCCAACCAAGCCTCGGATCACTTCTGGATTGGCAGCAGCAAACGCGCTGAATTTCTCAGCCATATCACCCAACCAGGTGACGGTATCTTTCGCCTCCCCCTGGAAGGCGCCGCCAATTGCTGCCAGACCATTCACTGCGGTACCGGTCATGGCATCCCACAGGTTACCCAGAGTGCCAAGCTGAGCGCCTACCCGTTGCTGCAGACTTGCCTGCCTGGCCATTCTTTGCTGGATCTCGTCGTAACCGGCTTTTCCCTTATCAATGATCGTTTTGAGCGCCTGTTGGGTCTCTGAGTCTGTTCCAAAGATCTTGCCAAGCACGGTCAGCTTGTCACCCTCTGTCAGCCCTTTGAGCTTATCGAGTTGCGCAAACATATTATCCAGGCCACCAAATTCGCCTTTACCATCAGTGAAGTCGAGCTTGGTCCCCTTCAACCCCATACTCCGGATCATTTGGTTGGCTTCTTTCATTTTTTTTCTGTCAAAGCCAGCCGTCATGACTTTCCGCATTGCGTTACCGGCGGACTCGCCAGCCATAGACGCCTGATCAAGCATGATGGCAAGGGGTGCCATCGCCTGCGCCGCCTTCAGTCCATCCTTGCTCACCAACTTCATCGCGGATGATGCTTTGCCAAAGAACTGGAGCATGTTGTTGTCATCCACCCCCATATAGAAGGCTTTCTGGATGGTATCGAACAAGCTCATCATGTCTTTGGAGGCGGTACCGGTGGCGTCCTGCATCTTGGCGGCGAACTCGGCGGCGGCGGCAGGAGCCTTGCCCAACTGCACGGCCAGATAGGCAGTGGCCTCGCCCACCCCACCCAACACGGTTTCGGCACTCAGACCCTGCCTCTGCAGCATGGTCATCATGTTCTGAAAATCGGCCGTGGTGCCGGGCAGCTTGTTGCCTAAACCAACCGCCAGATCGTTAATCTTCTTGAATTCGGGGCCGACCGAGCCAGCGGCATCCATCATCGCCACCTTGAGACCGGTAGCGGCATTCTCTGACTGTGCAAAGGCAGCCAGGCTGCCACCCACTGCGGCAGCCAGCCCGGCAGCGATCGCAGGTGCCCCCTCCCCAGCACTCTGGAGATCACGCTGCCAACCTTTGATATTTTTGCGGATACCCTTGAGCGCCGGAGACAACTTGTCTACACCGGTGATCAGTGCTTTCAGTTGAAATTCATTAGCCATAAATCACCTATTTTCGGCCTTCATCAGCCGCTCACACTGGCGCTCCATCAAAGCCAGGGCGTCAAAGTCATGGTGAAGGAAGGCCATGGGGTCGCCAGCCTTCCACCACCTCGCCATGTCAAAGTAGCGGTCAAGAATGTCGAGCTCGGTTACCCCTTCAGGAAAAAACCGGCGACGTCCCAGGCAGCATTGTTGAGGTCGGCCGGTTCAATCTGCTCCACGGCGCTGGCCGGGATAGCGCACAGCTCAATCAGATAGCCCTTCACCTTTTTCATGTTGATGCTGATCTCCCCCTCGGGAGTCATGGTGTAAGGCAGACCCAGGCGGCAAACTTGCTCGCCGGTCGGCTTGCTGAGTGACAGTTCAGAGACTGGTTCACCATGGGCCTGAATCGGCGCGGACAGAACGATGACTTTCTTGCTCATTGATGGAACCCTTCTTTTCCGTTGAATTGCATGTCGGCGGTGCCGTCTTCAGGGTTGTGGTTGGCCTCCCCCTCCAGCCATGCGCCTTTCAACACATAGACCTGACCATTCGCCAACTCGGCGGTGATTGTCATGTCATCGCTCGTGGTGATCTTTTTGAGCGGGAAACCCTTCGGAATTTTGAAGGACGCCTTGATGTAGGGAGACCGATGAGTCTCCTTGTAATCAACACCACCATCGAGCCCAACGATGGACTCTTTGACGTTGGTGTTAAGGGGGATCTCCATCCCCCCAGTGACTGACAGCTGCTCGCCGTCAACCTTGAAATAACAAGTACCTGCGATGCGGCCCATTTATGCCTCCTGGTATTGCAGACGGAACTGGTTGAGCAGCGCGAAGACGCGCAGACCGTTGACGTAGTCCGGCGGGAACAGCACGTTGACCCGACCGGAATCGCCATCTCGTTCCACGATCAGGTACTGGGCGAACAGCTCGCTGTTTTCGACGATGCCGAGTCGCTCCATGACGCGGTATTCGCCGTTGAGCTCGCCCTTGATCACCGCCGGGGTGACGATGGCCTGCCCCTCACCAAAGCGGGTACCGTCGTTGGCCAGCTTGTGGCGGCCATACTTGCTGGTCACCAAGGTGCGCAACCGGCGGATCACATAGGCGGAGGTGTGCAGGGTCTCGCTATCGAGATAGGAGTTGTCGGCAGCGCCGTACTTGTTGCGCTGGTACATGGTGATCGCACGTTCGACCATCATCACGCCAGAGCCGGCCGTCTGGGTGGCGATGCCACTGGTCAGCAGTACCTGCCGTTCGGAAATGGTGAAGCGCTTGCCGGTCGGAGCCGGCAGCAGACCGTTAAGCTCGCCGGTCTGGGTCGGCCGAGCCGGGTCGATGCGGATAAACACCGCATTGCGAGCACAGCTGGCAGCCGCCACTTCGTAAGGCGAGGCAGCCGTCAGCGGCTCAATGCCGGTCATGGTGACGTGCTGGCCGTTGCGGGCTTTGCCGAAGGTAGAGAGTTCAGAGAGCGTGCCGCGCTTGGCGCTGTAGAGATGGCCGTAGATTTGGCGCAACCACGACCAGCGGCCGGTGGCGTCGTTCATCTCCGCCTCCAGCACATCCAACGATCCGCTGTCATGCCAGGGAGTGGCGATAAAGTCGAACGGCTCATCCCCCATGGCTGCAATGGCAGCGGTCAGATCCGGCGAGCCAGCGCCGTTGCTCATGGCAGTCAGGGCCACGTTGATGCCGTTGGGCAGGGATTCGCCACCCATCACGCCACGGTAGTTGAGCGCCAGGTTGATATCGTTACCGGTCAGCCCCTTCCATTTCGCAGTGACCGTCACCACACCAGCAGAGACGGCTGCGGTCACCGGCAGGCTGGTATCGGCATCGATGGCCGCCTTGATGCTGGATGCCACCGCAGTGGCGGTCGCAGAAGGTGACACACCTGCCTGCACGCGCTTGCCAGCGATGTAGAGCGAGACCACGCCGGCAGAGATGGCGGTACCGGTCACCGTGATGGTGGCGGTCGCAGCAGCCCCTGCGCTTGGCTCAGGCACGTCGATCAGCCACAGCTCGCCGAACGAATCGACATTGCGATAGGCTGCCACCATGGCGGCCAGCTGGCTGCCGGCACCGACCAGACCTGCCGCCAGGGCGGGGTTGGTGATCTGCTGCAACTGGTTCTTGCCGGTGGTGACAGAAGCCAGGCCATGGCCCAGCACCAGCGCCCGCAAGGTTTCGCTGGCGCTATTGGCCGCCGAGTTGTCCATCTCCGCATAGAACAGCGGAACCCGCAGATCGGCGGGAATATTGTTGAAGCTGACGGGCATTATTTTGCTCCCTTCTTGCTGGCCGTGACCTGAGTTGCGGCCTCGGCTGCTGGCTCTTGCTCGGCTTCCGGCTCTTGTTCAACCGGAGGTTCGATGACGACATCGCCATCAAGCTGGCGGCGATACCAATACTGATTGGCGATCACCTCGCGTCCTTCAGCGGGCAGCAGGTCGCCGCGGTCAGGATCGGGGACCGATCGACCGTCATTGGGTTTGACGAACATGTTTATTCCTGTGGGGTTGGGGCGAATCCGAGCGGGCTGGCGTCATTCATGGCGTGAGCCAGCTTGAGCATGTTGCTGTAATCGCTGACGAATACGGTGTTGACCGGGAAGTTGAACTGATGCTCGATGATGCGCCACTCTGGCGGCACCACATCCGGGCCCAGCCCCGGGCTGATATAGTCGATACCCCACTGGTCGCCGTGACCACATAGCCCCTCAAACTCGGGGAGTGCCTCCAGATCTGTCCATTGGCGGGTATCTTCCGGGCCGATCTCGAACTCGGCCGAGAATTCAAACTGGTAGTAGAGGTGTGCCCGATTCATATCGAGCAGGTTGCCGCCCTGATAGGTAATGCCGTCGTACTTCTTCTCGTCCGGCGACCAGTCTAGCAGGGCCTTCCAGAGTGCCTCTCGCGCCTCCTCTATCACATCAACCGAGGCTTGCCCGCGGGCGTCCTGGGTGTTGTTGACCACCACCACCACGGCGAAGGCGTCGGTGATCTTCTGCCAGTAGTCGGTCTGGCTGCGGTTTTCTTCTGCATTGTCATCGAGTGGGATGACATAGGCTGCCGGCAGGGCCAGCTTGCTGTTCTCGGCCAGCGGCTTGAACTCGGACGCACCGGCCACCCTGCCGCCAAACATGGGGCAGCGCTGGCGAATGGCCGCAATCAGCGGGCTTATCTTCATGTCGGTTTCTCCGGCCTGACCGATGCCCTCAGCGCAGTGAACAAGGTTCGCTGGATTTCGTAGCTGCGGTATTTGAGGGTTTTGGCAAAGTAGTTCTGGCGGGGGGCGATACGCCACGGCGAGCCGCCGCTTGCCCCCTTACGGTGGCTCTTGACGCGCTTGGCGCCACGCCTGACCCCGTAAAAGAGGTATGCCGGGTAAAAGCTGTCGCTCGGGATATCTTTCGATGCCCCTTCGCCCTTGTTGTGGCTGACCTTGACCATAAAGCCTGGGCGGTTGGCGGTCGCTCGCGGCACGAAGTAGCCGATCGATTTGGCCAGATCGCCGGACTGGTAGCCGGGAGCCTGCCCGGCTCCTGATATCGCCCGCCGCGCCACTGCTCGCCGGTTGTCGCGCAGCAGGGTCCGGCCGATATCGACAAATGCCCGCCTGACGCGGGCCTTGTTGAAGCGGATCTCCTGCGCGTCAGGGAAATCAACGTGGAGGTAGATGCCGGAGTTTGAGTTCTCAAACGACATGGCAGCCTCTCTTGTTATGTCGGCAGGTCAAGCTGCTCCAGTTCGACCAGCGCCCAGACGGTTTCGCCGTTGAGCGGCTCGCAGCGCTTCACCCGATAGACAGCCCCCTTGTGTACCATTTGGTGGTCACAGGTGAGCTGGCGCCAGCGGATCAGGCATTTGTGCGTCACCTTCTCGTCAATCTGCACCCCAGCCTGATAGATGCCGCCGGTGACAGGCATCAGCTTGCCCCAGGCGTTGATCTGGTCGTGGTACACCTGCCTGGTGGAAAATTCCTCGGCTGGTTCTTCGGTAACGCGCCGGATCTGCAGGCGCTGCTTGAGCTCGCCGGCGCTGGGCGGGCGCATCGCGTTGACGACTGACGATTGGCGGATCTTCATATCGGCATCCTGGTGTAGGGGCCAATCAGGTAGCGAAAGGCAAAGGGGACCTCGACCTTCTCGAAGTCGGAGACCGCCTCCCGGTTGTTAAACCAGTGCGCCACCATCAGCAGGCCAGCGGCCTTGAGGTCATCGCCGATCACTAGCTGGCGATCCGTCATCTCGGCCTGTGGCGCATCGAGCAGCTCCCGATCGGTGTGCTGCTCGATAGCCCGGCGGGCGGCCCCGATGTAGAGGTTAAGCAGCAGATCCTGGCTGGCGTCATCCTCCTCGAGGCGGCACTGGTGCTTCACCTCTTCCAGCGTGATCCACGGCATAACTACTCCTCGGCTTGTCCCGGCTCGGCGTCCGCCAGCGCTTTCTTGATCACCAATTCGGCTTCGGCTGGTGACAGTCGGGTGATGTCACCACGGCTGTAGTTCTTCCATGGGCCGGTGAAACGCACCAGCACCCGCTCATCATGGGTAGGTGCGGGATCATCGCCGCTCTGCTGCCCGCAATTGGCGTCAGTGGCGCCAGCGGACTGATCACCGGTCAGCGGCGCGGCGCCAGCTCCGGCTGCATCGCCTGGCGCTTGACCTGCTGCGTGGTGGTCAGAATCTGATTCATCGCCTTCGCCAGTTCCGGCGTGGGGATCTTGCCCAGTGCCTGCATCGGCATCGGGTTGGGGGGTGTCAGTTGCATTGCGGGTCGGCTCCTGCGGCGGTTCGCCGCTCTGCTGCTCATGATCGGCGTCAGTGGCAGGTGCCAGCCCTGCGCGAGCGCCTTTTGGTGGCTTGGCCATGTCGGCTCCTTGTTACAAGGTGATGAGAGAGGGCGCCTGTACGGCGCCCTGCTGCGGCCTTACCAGGTAACCTTGGTACCCAGCGCCAAACCTTCCGGATGACGGAAGCCCACATCGTGGTTGCCGACCAGGCGGATCAGCGACTGGTTGCGGGAGAAGGCGCTGACCATGTCACCGTTGTTGTCCACATAGGCCGCCTCGGTGGAGAAGTCGATAGTCATGTTGTTCTGCTCGCCGATCACCACGTCGTTCCAGTCGGCGAAATAGATCTCAGACTCGTTGGTGCCGGTGCCGAGGTTGGTCGGAATGGTATTGGTGTGCGCAATGGGGTACCCCTTGAGCATGCCTTGCGCCATCTCCGGATAGACCTTGTTGCCGTTGCCATCGCGCAGGCCGAACAGCTTCATCCAGGTGCGCGGGCTCATACCCCAGCCCGGATAGACCATCAGGCTGTCGGAGCTCATCAGCTTGAGGATGAGCTTGTCCAGGTAAGCGTCGATGGTCTGCATGTCGGCGGTACCGGTCCACTCGACTGTGCGGCTCGCATCGGTCGCGACCTTCTTGAAGCCGATTGGGGTGTTGTTGGTGCCGTCATCGCGCAGGAAGGCTTTATCCTCGCGCACCGCCATGGCGGCGATCATGTCGCTCAGCACCAGCTGCTCGACGTTGTAGCCGGCGAAACCGATCAGCTGGTTGCTGATGGGCACCAGGGTGATCATGGTCTTGGCTGCCAGTTTCACATCACCGAACTGGCTAGCAGTGCCGCGAGCATCGAGGCCCTCTCCCACGTAGCTGGATGTCGCGCCGCCGGTCATGCGCGGCATGGAGAGGTTGCCGTTGGGCAGCGGCACCACGCGGGCGCCCAGCTTGCGCACAATGGTCTTCGGGCGCAGCAGCTCGATCACTTCGGAGTGCAAGTTCTCGGGGATCAGGGCACCACCAGAACCGGCGGCAGTGCTGATGGCCATAGCCACCTGCTGATCGCCGATTTCTGTGGCAGCGAACTTCTCTGCCAGCTGCAGGTCACCCTTGCCGGCAGCGACAGCCATCGCCATACGGGCAAAGCCTGCGCCCTGATATTGTTTCAGCTCCGGCTTCACATGGACAGCTGGAGGAGCCTGGGAGCCGTGAGCGTTGACCGGTACCGCCTGCTGCGCCATCAGGCGCTCGGCGCTCTCCTGGCGGGCGATGGCGGCGCTGATCTTGTTCGCTTCGCTCTCCAGGTCGGCAAACTGCTGCAGTTGCTCGTCGGTGAGAACGACGCCGCTGGCTTCGAGTTCTGCCAAGGCTTTGACCTGGGCGGCGATTTCGCCACGCTCGCGGCGGAGGGCTTCGATAGTCTTCATCGATTAGTTTCCTTTGGACATAAAAAAAGCCCCTTTCGGGGCTTGTTGGGATGTGCTCCGCCGCTGGGCTAGAGTTGGTTCTGCATTTCGATGGCACGGGCTCGCAGGCCGATGCTTTGCGCCGGTTTGGGCGGCTTGGCCAGGCTGGCGGCCAGGCCGTTGAGATAATCCTGCGGGTTGGCCAGTTCGTCGGCCAGACCGTTGTTGACCGCCTCTGCACCGCTGTAGAGGGTGGCCTCGGTGGCTTTCACCTGCTCGACGGACAGGCCGCGATAGCGGGCCACTGAGCTGATAAACAGGTCGTAGGCCTGATCCATGCGGTGGTTGATGGCCGCCATGGCGCCATCGCTGAGGGGCTCGTGGGGGGTGCCGTCCTTTTTGCGGTCACCGCGGTAGAAGGTGGTGAACTTGAGCCCAACCTCCTCCTCCCACTTGCTCACCTCCATGTGCTCCATGATGACGCCAACAGAGCCGCAGCCGCCGGTTTCGCTGACCACCACCTTGCTACAGGCTGAGGCAATGAAGTAGGCCGCCGAGTAGGCAGAGAAGTTGACCATCGCGGTGATCGGCTTGACGCTGCGCTTGGCATAGATGTAGTCGGCCAGCTCCTTGCAGCCGACCGCATGGCCACCGCCGGAGTTGATATCGAGCACGATCTCTTTGACCCGCTCGTCGGCGAGGGCCGTGGCGATCTGCGACCGCGCCCACTCGTAACTGGTCAGTTCGGTGCAGGCGCCATCGATTTGACCGCGCCGCGCTACCAGAATGCCGTGCAGCGGGATCACCGCCAGCCCTTCCACGCGGTACTGCGATTCGCTGCGGGCCTCGAGCTGTTTGGGCTCCAGCGCATCCGACAGGTCATCGGCGGCCATCACCTCAATCTGGCTGCCCAGCATGCGGGGCATCAGCAGGCTCTTGACCCCTGCCAGCACTTCCTGGGTGACATAGAGCGGACACCCGAACACCTGGCTGGCCAGGTGCGGGTAGTTGATCATCAGCTTCGGCATAGGATGGCCTCGATTTCCGTGATTTGTTCCTGGGTCGCCTGGGTGATGCCTTGCGGCAGCTTGCCGGTAGAGACCATGTTGAGCGGGGTCAGGTAGATATCGCCCCCCTGGATCGGGGGCAGGTTTTCCAACCGGCGGATATCGTTGACGCTGAGCCAGCCCCACTGGCGGCCGAGGGCGTATGACTCGTAACGGGACTTCTGGTCTGCCCGCAGCAGGCCGGAGAGGTTGAACTCGATATAGAGGTCTTTGCGCTCACGCGGCAGCAGCAGGTCGCGCATCATGGCGGCCTCAATGCGTTTGACCCACGGCAGCAGGGTGTAGATGACGAACTGCAGCCCCTGATGCTCGATGTTGTTGTTGGTAGACCTGTCCAGTTCACCGATCATGTGCGGCGGCACCTTGTAGAGGCGGCAGATCTCGATAGCACCTTGTTTTCGAGACTCAAGCAATTGAGCTTGCTCGTTGGTCATCGCCATCTGCTTGTACTGCATCCCCTCCTGCAGGATGGCAACGCCGAAAGAGTTTCTGGCCCCTGAGTAGTCGCCGACAAACTTAGACTTAAATGCATCCAGCTTTGTCTGACTTTCAAACGGCTTGTTTGGCGCTTCAATAACACCTGACAAGGCGGTTCCATTTGCAAACACTGAGCCCGCATGCTCGTCCACTGCCATCGCCAACCCGATTGCATCCGGGTTGCTCTGGATCGGTGAGACACCGAGGTATCCGTCCAGGCTGAAGGCCTTGACGTGGTGCACCATCCTCATCGGCAGGATCTGGTTGCTGCCATCGAGCAACTGGTAGTAAGGCAGCCCATCAGGCCCCTTAAGCACCATGATCTTGTCCGGATTTACCGGGATGAGCTCAGTGATGTAGCCATCGCCACTACGCTCAATCAGGCTATAGCTGTTGCCACGCAGGCCGAGGTGACCCATGCGCTGCTCGTTGAACTCGAAGATGGTATCTCGCAGGTTTGGACAGGCGTGGATAATGTCGTACAGCGGGTGGTCGGTCGCCCGGGTGCGGCTGTCGTCGCTACGCTGGTAGAGCTCGCACGGTAGCTGGGCAATGGATTCAGCCAGCAGGGTGACGCAGGCGCGGACAGTGCCTTGCGCCAGCGCAGACTCCGGCGTGACCATGACGCCTGCCTTGCTGCGCCGCGCCCCTACGCTCGAGATCCACTGACTGAAGTTGCCACCGCCACCCCTGCGCTCAAACAGGAATGGGAAGAACATCAGTCACCACCTCGCTGTTTGTTGTTTTGGTGCCAGGCGATGGCACGACTCAACCAGGCAGACCAGCCCAGTGCCAACAGGCCACCGACCACCCAGCCGAGCGGGGCAGACCAGAGCCAGGCGCCATAAGTCAGCGCGGCGGCACCCAGCAGGCCCACCAGAAAGGCGATGATGTTCATCAGCATAGGACGTCCGTGGTTTCGTAAATGGATTTGGTATTGCCGCGGCCCGCGACCATGGCGCGGCCGATGGCCATCATGAGCGCGACAGCGCCGTCAATTTTCTGATCAGCAGACTCCTTGACCGGGCGCACCACATCATCGTTACCGGGCAGGTTCTTGCCGATCACGTTGCCGATACACCAGGTCATCAGGCTGTTGCCATCGTGATGGAAACGGCCGGACTGAATGGCGGCCTCCAACTCTCGCATCGGGTCGCTCATGTTGGTGTAGTTCTGGGTGATGGAGATGGGGGTCAATCCCTCATCTGCCAGATCGTGAGCCAGTGCGGTTGCGCCTGCCGGGTCGAGCGGGACTTCCAGCACGTTGCCACTGGCGGCCGCCTCTTTGGCTACGGCCAGGATTTCGCGATAGTCGATCTCGGCACCTTCTGTGGTGCTGAGCTCGCCAAGGTTCATCCATTTCTGGTAACGCTCTGCCAGTCGCCGGTTGTCGGTGTTGAAGGCCGTATCTTCCGGTACCCAGAACTCTGGGGCTATCGAGTAGTAGTGGCGCTTGCCGTCAATATCTCGCCAGAACAGTCTGGCCATGGAGTTCATGTCGAGCTTGCGGGCAAGGTCGAACGAGAGGATCAGCTCCTGCCCTTCGAACTGCTCCAGCGTCAGGCTGCGATCTTCGCAGGCCTTCCACGCCTCCATGTTGTAGTAGGCAGTTTTGGCCGACACCCAGACGTTGAGGTGCTTGGTCTTGAAGATGTTGGCAAAGCGGGCCGACTTGATGGCCTTGGCCTGCTGCGCCAGCAGGTATTCAGCGTAGACGGAGACGCCCATGTTCGGGTTGGCCTTGGCCAGCACCTTGGGATCCGTCCAGTCGTCACCCTCGTCAATGGTGTAGATGATGCCGAACAGCTCATCATCCGGCACCGTGCCCGCCAGCATCTCGATCACTTCCCGCCGCTTGTCGTAGCAGGGGCCGTCGATATTGTAGCCGGCGGTGGTGATGACCCACATCAGCGGTTGGCGGCGGGCGCCCATACCGGTGATCATGGTGGTGTAGAGGTCATCCGTGTCGTGTTCGTGGTATTCGTCCACGATGGCGCAGGATGGCGACTGACCATCACCCGGGTTGCCGATCAGCGGCTCGAAGCGGGCGCCGTCAGAGGGGATATTCAGGTTGCTGGCGTTGACCTCGATACCGAAGTGATCGAGCAGCGCCTGGGTGCGTTTGGCCATCAGGCGGGCGGGGCGAAACACCTCCCACGCCTGTTTTTCTGTGGTGGCACCGGAGTAGACCTCGGCGCCGAATTCGTTGTCTGCCGCGAAGCAGTAGAGGCCGACCGGAGCAGAGAGCGCCGACTTGCCGTTTTTACGCGGGATTTCGTTGTAGACCTCGCGAAAGCGGCGCAGGCCAGATCCCTTGCGCACCCAGCCAAACACGCTGCAGATGATGAACATCTGCCACGGCTCGAGGTTCAGGGTCTGGCGCTTGAATGCCCACTCCCCCTTGGTATGGGGCATGAGCTGGACAAATGTAGCGGCTCGCTCTGCCTTGTCCTTGTCGAAGCGGAACCGAAACTTGGCCGACTTCTCTTTGGCCAGATCATCGAGGTGCCGCTGGCAGGCCTGGATGACGTAGCGACAGGCGGGGGTCTTGCCGCGTACCACGTCGCGGGCGTAGCCGTTTGCCACGTTGACATAGGGATAACTTTTGCGTGTTGCCATCGGTCATCCCTACAAAGCTGCGAACGGGTTCCCCCCTCCCTGTTTCTTGTTGCCTCCGATCAGGCGTGAGCGGCTGGACGGGTCCAGCCCAAGCAGCGAGCCGTAGCTGGTCATCTGCTTGAGTGATTCGTTGGCCACCGTACAGGCGGGGTTTTTGACCGGCCCGCCGGTTGCCCCTTCGACAACCAGGCCGTGTTTGGCGATCTCGATTTCGGCTCTGCGCCAGCGCGAGTAGGCCGCGCAGAAGGCCTCGAGGTTGTGCAGGTCGGTGACGCAGAGCACCTCGGCACCGCAGAGCTCACGGATCACCATGTCCCACATGGTCGGGGCCCACTGGTCTTCTGCCAGCCATTCAGGGCAATCGACATAGAGCAGCGGGGTGAAGGTGGGCTCGGCGTTGTTCAGCGAGCGCTTGCCGGGGTTGCCTGCAAGCCGCTTCAGCGCCGTCGGTTTGGGCTTGCGACCTTGACCAGGCGCTCTTGGTGCCCCTGCCATCGCGCCCTCCATTTAAATTTTTAATTTCGCGGGTATAAAAATTTGACCGGGCTGGCAGTCACGGAGGCGAAAAGGTGGAAGGATTTGATCCCCCCTCCCCCTCAGGATTGCCCGTGGCGGCCAGCAGAGGCCTCCTGCTGCGTCTTCTGCTTGTGACAGCACCGGCAGATGGCCTCGAGGTTGGTATCGTCATCCGTGCCGCCTGCGGCCTTTGGCACGATGTGGTCAACGGCATAGGCGGAGGTAATGATCCCCTTGCGAATGCAGGGCTGACATAGCCCGCGATCTCGCTGCATGATGCGCTCCCGGCGCTTGCGCCAGCTGGCGCCATAGCCACGCTCGGATGATGACGACTTGGCAGCGACACGCCGCCAACCGACAGCCAGACCTGTATGCACGGAACAATAACCACCTGGCGCATCGGTCAGGGCATGACACCCTTTGGCCCGGCAGATCTGTTTGATACGTGGTGGCATGGCTATCGCTTCAAATAGGGCGCCGCACCGGGCGCGGTTACACGGGACGACCCGTCAGTTTGGAGAGTGACTCGGTGCGGCAATTCGGTTAATCGGGATTGGTCAGGGAGAGGTAGGCTCTTTGGCAGGCCAAGCCTGATGCTCGAGCGCGGTCATACGCTCTTGCCAACTCTCCCGCTCGTGCATCAGCCCGGCCGAGCAGGTCGGCGAGCACCACGGCGGACCGTCCGGCTGCATCGCCTGACTGGGCAGTGCCGGAATGGCTGGCGCACTGACTGGCTCTGTGAGCAAGACGGCTGGCTTGCTCGCGCAGGCCGACAGCAGCAGCGTCAGCGACAGCAGCGTCGCGTTCAGCATTGGCGATCTGTTGTTCTGCATCTTGTCTCACCCTATCAATATCTGCCTGACGGCGCTGCTCAGCCTCGCGGGCAGCAATCTCGGCATCGGCCCTTGCCGTCGCCAGTTCGGCCGACTGCTTCTCCCACTTGGCAGACCACTCAAGATCCTTGTCGTGGGCGCCTTCGGTGTAGCCAGAGTGGTTTATCCACCACACCAGCAGGGCCACAGCTGTCAGGCGAACCAGAAACCACACCACAGGACGGGATGAGCTAAGGAACTGCCTGACTGGGATCATGCTGCTGCCACTCCATGCTTTATTGCCTCACTGCCGTTCATGCCCATGAACAGGCATTCCTCGGCAGCACGGCGGCGGGTAAGGCCGCGCATCACCTTGCCGTCGTTCTTGTTCCAGCGGCGGAATTCGACTGCAGCACCGTCATAGTCGCCGGCGTTCAGCTTGCGCAGCAGGGTAGAGCTTTCAAGGGCCTTGCTGCCGACGTTGTAACTGAACAGCACCAGAGCATCGAACTGGCCCTGATTGACGGGCACCTTGACCAGCGACAGCACATCACGTTCGAAACGTGCAATGTCTACCAGGAACGCGGCATCGGCCTGTGCCTGCGTCCATACCAGCCCAGGCTTCACTTCGGGGCCTGTATGCCCCCGGCCGATGGTCCAAGGTTCACCGTTCTTGCTGCCCGGGTCAGGATAGGCCTGCAGCTTGCAGTTCTCGAAGTAGTGAGCAACGGCTACGCCATCCACTGAAATGCGATTAACCTTGACCATCGCCAAATCTCCGATCGAGCACACGACCAGCAAACTCGCGGATTTTCTCTACCCCGAGAAAACCGATAGAGCCGCCGACAAAGCCAGAGGCCGTCGCCGGGATTCCGAGCAGATCCAGCCCAGACATCACCGACAACGAGATAGCGCCACACAAGGCAGACTCCAGCAGGCGCTGCCTTATTGCTCCCCCGGAGTAGGTCACCCTCAACCAGGAGATCACCACCGACAGGATAAAGCCGTACAAAGCGGGCCAGTGGGCATCGGCCCAGGCCAGCAGCCAGGCCAGCAGGCCCAAGTCTTTTTCAGGCATTCGCATACCCACCACCCCGCGGGGCTCCAGAAACGAAAAAACCCCGGCGAAGCCGAGGTTTGGAAACAGAAAATAAAAAAGACCGCATCCTTTCGGGTGCAGTCTTCCATCATTGGTATTTACTCTACACAAAATTGCTTTTGACTGTCAATGGCCACCCGCTGGCAAGTTACTCCACCACACATCGAATGGCGCCACGCTAGTCATACTTTCTGGCGCACTATCCATCACAGCCTTATGAATCATGCTCAGGTCATAGCGGCTAATCTGGAAGCTACCAAGGAGAACGTCACCACTGCTCGTCCGCTTCACATATTTTCCAGGTTCAGTAAACAATACTGCGCACTTCTCAGCTTCCCAGCTTGGTAAGCTGCCAACCCATCCTTGCACACACAGCTCAGCCTGCCTCCGCGAAATATAGCTGCTACCGAACAGCAAAGTGACGCACCCAACGACCAGTGCCACCATCAAAACGCCAACTACCCAAACCCGTTCCAGATCCACGATCCCTCCTAGGGCCAATCCCTGCTGTAGATAAAAGCACCTCACTCAAACCACTCATGCACGCAATTTTTTGCAGTGCCGCCAGCTCCGCCCAGCATGCCCCCATATCGCGACCAGCACGCTCATTAGCCTGGATCACCATCTTGAGCACAGAGTTCCCGGGCCCAAGGAGCTGGGATACCTTCAGCTCCATGAACTCCTCCCCATAAATTTCAGCTGTGAAAACCCCTTTCCCCTGCCAATAATGGAGGGGATATTCTGTCATTAACATAATAGCGAGCCTCCGGCATTATCTGCTCGGATGAAAATTAAGTGCGTGAGTTATTTGGCATGGGCTGCCAGTGGGGATAATTTACAGACCTGTAATTCTATCTGTCAATGGGAATTTTATAGAAATCAGATTTTCAAGGTTCAGCCTATAAAATTTGTTCTGATGCTACAAACTACTCTCTGTTTCACAATTGGTGGATTTCGCTACACTTTGTCAATTCTAGTTTAGAAAGCATTCAACTAGAGTTTACTCATTTCCAAAATGCCATAGGTGAAATATGGCTCAATGTCTTGCTACGACATTGACGATTATAAGCAAACGATAGTTTATTTATTTTTTTCTGCAGCCAAGATTTTAATTTCGCCCTGTCATTATCACTATTTAGCCGCTCTCGCATCGGAGAACACCCGGCCAAGGCAAGAACAAAGTCTTTGGCGCATCACTACAGCTCGCTTGCACAACACCAACGCAGGCCGCGTTTTACATCAAGATTGCAATCTTGATGAATGCCGGTGGCGGACATGACAAGCCTCCTTTGGAGCTCACCGCATTAGAGGATCGCGACTGAGCCCGCATGCAGCCTGATATTGCCGATGTATCTACTTTTGTGCTCCCCCTATGATTATATAATCACAGAATCAAATAATCATTGGCGGTTGTCCATCATCATAATTTCAATATTGATTGTTAGGATGTTCACGTATGGAAACAAACTATTGATTGACCGATAGAATATTGAAGCCAAGAAAAGTATTAACAAATGCATCTTGTGTGTTTGATGCGACCAAAAGCATGCCAAAGAAAACCGTTCATGTAGTTTATCCATATAGACAAACGAAAGTCATTGATAATTGTCCTGCTGCGACATAGTTCGATCTGAAATTACAAAATGTCTCACCACGACATTTTAGCCGCTAAAATGATTTTAATTGACATAGTTGGCGCCAGAGTCAACTGAAGTACATCCCAACTGGCACCTGATGCGGACGGTAAGGGCCCTTGCTATACTGTACAAAAACACAGTAAGAGCCACAACCATGCTTGCTATCCCGCACCCATCACCCGACAGCCTTGAGCTGCCGCTGTTCCTGTCGCCTGTCGCCTGTGGCTTCCCCAGCCCGGCCCAAGACTATGTGGAGCAGACCATCGACCTGAACCAGATCTGCGTCGAGCATCCGGCCGCCACATTCTACGTGCGCGCCAGTGGGCACAGCATGGTCAGGAAGGGGATCCATGACGGTGACCTGCTGGTTATCGACAGGGCGGTAAAGGCCCGCCACGGAGCCATCGTGCTGGCCTGCCTGGATGGCGAGTTCACCGTCAAGGAACTGCAGGAAACGCCCCGGCCCGCCCTGTTGCCGGCCAACCCCGATTTTCCTCCGATTTATCCGCAAGAAGGGCAGGAGCTGGAGATATTCGGCGTTGTCACTTTCGTGCTCCACAAGACCAAGCTGGGGTAGACCATGCCCACCGCCATCGCTCTGGTAGATGTGAACAACTTCTACGCCTCCTGCGAACGCCTGTTTCGGCCTGATCTGAAGGAGCGGCCCATCGTGGTGCTCTCCAACAATGACGGCTGCGTGGTGGCCCGCTCGGCAGAGGCAAAAGCCATTGGCATCAAAATGGGGGTCCCCTACTTCCAGATCCGTCAGTTCTTCGAGGCGATGGGCGGGATCTGGTTCTCCAGCAACTATGCCCTCTATGGCGACATGTCCCAGCGGGTGATGACCATCCTGGAGGGAATGGCACCGGCGGTGGAGGTCTACAGCATTGACGAGGCGTTTGTTGAGCTGAACGAAAGCTGGGCCGGCGACCTGGTGGCCTATGGCCGACAGATCCGCAAACGGGTGCAACAGTGGACCGGCCTCACCGTAGGAGTCGGCATCGGCCCCACCAAGACGCTGGCTAAGCTTGCCAACTATGCCGCCAAGAAGTGGCCGGCCACCGGGGGCGTGGTGGACCTGCGCGACGAAGCCCGGCGGGCCAGGCTGATGGCCATCACCCCGATAGAGGAAGTCTGGGGGATTGGCCGGCGGCTGACGGCCAAGCTGGGGTCTCAGGGGATCCGCACTGTGGCCGAACTAGTCGCTGCCGACCCCAAGAGCCTGCGGCGCCAATATGGGGTCGTGGTGGAGAGAACGGTGCAGGAGCTGCGGGGGATCCCCTGTGCTGACCTCGAGCAGCTTGCGCAGGCCAAACAGCAGATCATCTGCAGCCGAAGTTTCGGGGAGCGCATCACCCAGATAGGCCCCATGCACCAGGCGCTCGCCGGCTACATGGAACGGGCAGCAGAAAAGCTACGGGCCGAGGGCATGTGCTGCCGCCATGTCACCCTGTTCATCCGAACCAGCCCATTCAGCGACAAGGCACCCTATTACGGCAACCAGGTGAGCACCAGGTTGGCCATGCCCACCCATGACACCCGGGCACTACTGGCCCAGATACCAGCCCTGCTCCCTCGTATCTGGCGAGATGAGCAGCGGTACCAGAAAGGAGGCGTGATGCTGGCCGACTTCACCCCGATGGGCATGCAGCAGGGCGACCTGTTTGCCGGCGACCAGCAAGCCCCACGCAGCGAGGCGCTGATGCAGGTCATCGACAAGATCAACAGGGGACGGCTGGGGAAGGTCTACTTTGCGGCCCGCGGCCGGGACACCAAAGAGTGGATGATGAAGCGAGAACAGCTCAGCCCCCGCTATACCACCTGTTTCAACGAGCTCCCCGCGGTGAAGGCATGAACTTCACCAGCTTTGTCAGCTGCTGCTGAATCGGCTTCCACTTTGGATCTGAAGGGACCTTCTCCACCCTGGGGGCCGGTTCTTGATGAATGCAGAGCACCTTGATGAAGATGCGCTTTGGCGCCTTCCCCTCTTCCCTCAATCTACGGCGAACCTTCACGGACTTGTCCACCCAATCAGAGGTCCGCAGGTAGTTCATCAGCTGGACCGCCTGCGCACTGGGGATGTCAAACGCCGCCGCGACATCGTACAGGTCGAAGAATTCGCCATAGAGCAGGCCCCATCCAGCAACCATCATGGCCTTTTCCCTCAGTATGCTATCCATTGAGTCCCTCCATTTCACAACAGCTATAAATCTAGTCCTATTGAAGGGAGAACCACTTGGGAAGAAGATGCCGGCATATTAATGACTTAGTAAGATGCTCTGGAACTCATCGAATGTTTTGATAAGAATGCAACTGAAGATGTGCACACAGTGAGAGAAACTGAGGATATGGTTATGCAAGTCCTATGAGGCCAAAATGTCTTGTGGCAAGAAGTAAAATTCAGGTGGCAGTATGGGAGGGAAAATTGCGCAGCAATAATCAAGATTCAGGGGACCCAGACGCGAATTCAATTGGGACCACCAAAATCTTCACAATAGGAATTAAAAAGAGCCGATTAGGGAATCAGCATCCACAGATGGATGAAAAACGAGCAAACGAATTATGCACAGAAAATTTTTTCTATTTTTTAATAAGTTAGTGAGCGCAAACAAACATACCTGCAGATACCTAAAGACAAGCTGTGATGGCGAACTTCTGCATGATAGCAAGCGCTAACATAAAAAGTTATGCACAGGTTTATTCACAATTTTACCACGACAACGATGTGGTTCGGGTCGCTTGCAACATGTTGAATTTGACATTAACGTGTCTTGGCAACGAGAAAATGCCATTACGTTTCAGTGGCTTTTCTACACCACAAGAAACAGAAACGAGCCGGCGAGGTACTGGATATGCAAAAAAATATGACGATTCATCAGCAGCCAATAGGAGATCTATATGGCAAACAAGAAGCGCGGCAAACAAGCCGTGAAGCGCAGCTGCAGCTGCAGTTGCAAACAAAAGGCCCATCAACATGTAGCTGACAGGCCTAAGAGCATTACCGGGAAGAAGTTGTTGTTTGGAGCAACCGCAACCCTGTTACCGATACTACCTCACATCAAGAACGGTTCCGAGGCCATCTTAGCAGTGAGAGATTTGTATCTTGCTTTTTTTAACTAAACGTGGTGGGGGCTATGCCCCCACTACTCTTTACAATACTAATATAAGTAAAACTATCTACTGTTGACGCCACAGTCAAACCATTTTGTCCGTACATCTGGGTGATGGAACTACCTCACGCAGGTATAGTTTAAGAATATTTATTTGTAGATCATGGCGATACGTTACAGCGTTACTAGTAACGCCATCGAAAAATTTCTCAGTACTATCTCCCCACACCATGTTTCAAGCCGCAGTTACTCGCTTGTAGAAGGCTTCCACCTCGCTCTCCTGCACATGGCACCATGCCAGCACCGCCTGATAGAGCGGGTACCACTGCTGCTCCCACTCGCAGCGGGTCAGGGTACCCAGAAGCGGCTCGATGGCGCGGCGCACCTGGGTGCCAGGGATCGGGCGCAGGCCGGTACCATTGCAGCGCGGGCAGGTCTTGTCGATGGCCTTGCCGTGCAGCCGGCTCAGCTCCAGATCACGGATCACCCCGCGACCCCGGCAGAACTGCGGGTGGCAGGACGCCCCCGGGGTGTCCACTGTGCGGCAGAAGTGCTGAACCGCCAGCGCGGCCAGCGCCTTGAGTGCCAGACCCTGCCGGCGCTCCTTGAAGGCCCCCACGTACTTCGGTGCCTGCTTGCTGCACTCGGCCATCACCCCGATCACCGCCTTGCGGTGGCTCTCCTTGTCCTTGGTGTAGCGGGCCATCACCAGTGCCAGGCCAACGGCCTCGTATTTCTGCACCAGACCAAGGGCCCCCAGAACATCCGCCTTGGTCAAATGGCTGGCTCCTGTCGAACGAGATTGAATCGCCTGGATCATCACCGAGCGCGGCGAACCGATGGAAATTGCGTATTCGAGCCTCATCAGAATGCCTCCAGTGACCAGCCGGCGCCTTTGCGCTGTACCCCGACGAAGGTGAACATCCAGTGCTGCTTGGCTGCCACCTTGATCTTGACCCGGGCATCGTCCTCCCAGAACCCTTTCACCTCGTGCAGCTCGATCAGCCCATCCCGGCGCACCACCATGAAATCCGGGGTGTAGAAGGTCTTATCGGCCAGCCGCAGCTTGAGCGGCTCAAACTCGAAGTGCAGTACCTCCCCTGCCAGCATCAGCTGACGCAGGTGCCCAGCATAGGCCTCCTCGGTCTTGTTCATCGAGCCCGGTACCGGCTGCGGGCGGGCCCGCGCCTTCACCACCCTTCCACTGTATGGCGTCATCCAAACACTCCCAGGCCGGCGGCCTTGTTTAACGTCATCGCGACGTGATCCAGCTGGCTGCCGTGGGCTTGCTCCCACTGCTGCCAGCCATTGTTGTGCAATTCCATGTGTGCCTGGTGGCAGAGCGGAAAGGTCATCAGGTCATGGGTCTTGCTGCCCATCACGCTGAGTCCGTGCCCCACCACGTGGTGTGCCTCGATGCCATCGGTCTGGCCGGTCACCACGCAGGGCAGCTGGCGCACGAACGCCAGATAGTTGGCCGACTCCCACCGCTTCATCTTGGGGCGGGGGATGTGCAGCATCGGCGGCTCTGGGTCGATGGCCTTCACCACCGGCTTGGCCTTGATCCTGCCGCGCAGCTCTGCCAGCGGGTCCTGCTCCAGCAGGGCCTCTTGGTTCAACCGATAGCGGGCATCAGTCTCCCGATAACCGCGCCCGGGTACCAGCACCCGCTCTGGCTCCAGCGGCGGCAAGCGGCAGGCATGACGAACAACGGCGATCGGTAGATGCCCCTGCACCTTGTACACGCTGGCCCACCAACAGAGATCCCGTGCCTGCAACTGGGCAAGCTGCACCCCGCACCAGCCGGCTACCTTGGTCAGCAGCGCCCGGGCGATCACCTCGGCATGCTGACTAGGGTTGAACGGCAACTGGCCGTCGCGGTACTCGTTATCATGGTGCCAGCACAGAGGCAGCGGCAGGCCACCCATCTCGGCGGTGACCGACTCCCCGATGCAGCCATGGCCGACCAGGCACTGGCCCACGCTGCGCAAGGCCAGCTCGCCGCCGGCAGCCTTGACGATGGCAGGATTGAGCAGGGCCCTGGCCAGCTCAGGGAACTGGGCCAGCAGATCACCCCCTTCTGGAGCAGGGACGAGCACCGCCGGGCGGTTGGAGAGAGAGGTGCGCAGCTTGGCCAGCTCCTCCCCCACCTTCAGCAGCACCACCCCCATCTCTGGCACAAAGACCGGATGGGTCGGCATCATCCCAGCTTCTCCACCATCTCCAACTTGTCGAGCAGCGGGCCAAGACGGGCCAGAAGCTGATAGCTTGCCGTGCGGCGCAGGGCGGTTGCTTCGGATGCGATAACCCGGCGAGCAGCCTCGGCGGCTGTCAGGCCCGGGCAGGCGGTGTCGAGGGAACGGAATAGCTCGGCGCTGGCACTGATGGCGGCACCGGCGGGGTTGTTGGCCTGCTGCTGCAGGTGCTGCGCTCTGGCCGCGCTGCGGCTAGTAAACTTGCCCATGTGATCCCCTTACCTCACGGTAATAGCATTACCAAGAACAAAACCAAAAGTTATCAAAAAAAGTAATGACACGGCTAATTTTACTTCCCAAAAGCACTAAATACTAACCGTTAGTTTCGTTTGAACAAAAAAAGCGGTATAACCGAAGTTATACCGCTTCTCATAATTAAAACCTGTTATCAGCAACGAACCAAGAAGGCCCATGCCTCATACCCATACTCGTGTGCATCTAGCACTTTGTTCGAGTTACCGCGAACCTTACGGAATCGACAAAAAACCCATCGAAAACCATTTGGAGCGGGATTGGACCCTAAAGCTTTTAGACTCATTCATAACACACCTCCTTACCAAAAGAGTTTGTTACCTTGAACTCTCTACTGGAAGGTGCTACCTTTCAGTTTGCCTAAAGAGAAGTTCTTGGTGGTGACGCCTTTTGGATTCATCACCTAGTTTAATAGCCCTTGTTTGGTTGCCGCCTTACAAGGGCTTTTAATTTTGGATTTTTCTCATTTCTTTTAACTGCTTATCGGCAGCTTCCCAGGACACCTCACAGAGTGTCGCTATCTCAGGGATACCCATCCTGACGATATCAGACCTATGTGAGGCAGGAATCAGAAGTTCTCCGCCAAAACAGTTTGCTTGCCACTCACTGTTTTCATAAGTCTTGATGTCTTCCATTCGCTCAGCCCTTGCCAGGGCAACATTACTATGAAGTAGCAGGTGCCCGAGCTCATGAGCTGCTGTCATTCGATCACGCCCAGATCCTGCAAGAGCCTTCTCGTAGACATCCTCACGCAAGACTATCGTTTTCATTGCTGGGTATGTAAGCCCATGGGTGGGCCCCATATCAGCTACACTGCCGACCTCAAAAACATAATCCTTGTCTAGCTGTGGTAGAACCAACTCCAAGACTTGAATTATTGGGAAATGCAAAGAGTTGACTCCGAGCATTTTCCTTACCGTCAGAGCCAACTCTCTGATGGAGGCTCGACTTTGCGGGGGTACCCGATAGATTGGACCACTCAAAGTGAAGTCTCCTTATTTCTGCTTCAACAGCTCTTGTAATTTTACAAAATCTGAGTCATTCAAATCCTCAAAGCTCCTTGCAAAGGCGATGGCAGCATGTCGAGCAGATTCAGAACGTCCTGACAGATTGAACTCCAGAACATCCTTGGACTCAAATGCTGCATCTTTCAGCTCTTTGACATCGCTTGGATTTTTAGCCAAAACATCAATAATTTCATTAAGTATCGAGTCTGTAATAGCCCTCTTACCCGTTTCGATTGCGGATAGGTAAGAAGACGTTTTGCCCATTGCGTCGGCCATGCTCTTAAGCGTGATGCCGAGGTCAATGCGCATTTTTCTGACAGTCTTACCAAACGGGGTTAACATTTCAAAATCCTCTCCTTAAATGGGCAGTTCAACTGACCCATGCTCAATGTACTCGAACACCCAGCAGGTGTCAACAAATTCAGTTAAGATTCCATCCTTTATTTTGTTAACATCGCCGACTCATTACGTTGCCCTCCTATCACTAGAATAGATTACTAGCATGATGGGTGCTTCTATAAGAGGCTTGATTTCCTATTTACATCACGGATTTATTGGTCAGCCCACATTTGAACCTGGCTAAGATGTCGATCAGGTATGCCGCTTCATGGCGGGCATCGTGCAGAGCGTGGTGGCGGATCCCCTCAAATGGCCGCTGGTACTTTGGGTCAATCCCAAGCAGCACTCGGCCCATCCAGACGGCAGTGCGAAGGCTCTGGTTGCCTCTGAACCCCCATGGCTGCTCCACACCCCACTGCCGGTAGGCATCGGCCAGCAACACGTTGTCAAACTCACTGCCGTTGCCCATCAGCTCGACGGCGGCCGCCTTGCTGAAGTGACGGGACAAGAAGTTGGACAGCGCCCGCAGCGCATCAACCAGGAACAGCCGGCCAGCATTGCCGAACATCTCCTCCCAGGCCGCAGGGCTCTCCGCCTTTTGCTGCTCCCAGAATGTCAAAGTGGCATCATCACGCTGGCGGCCCTGCGCCAGATCGATCCGGCAGTAGAACTCATCAATGGCCTGCAGACGAGTGACATCGACAATCACCACCCCGATGGAGCCGATCACAGCATCAGCTACCTTGCCGAGCGTCTCGATATCGACGACGGCGACCAGACTGGGGTTACTACTCATACTGCATGCTCCTCAATTCAATTGTCTGTGTCATGCCGCCACCTTCCCCAGGCCGACTTTGGCCAGCAGATCGGCAAAACGGCTCTGGTACCAGTGCGGGGCGGTTTCACGCTGGCAGCGCGGATCCACTATGTTCTTGCCATAACGCAGCCCGGCAGGCGTGATCGACCAGAACTCCTTCTGCTTGTCTGGGGTCTTGCTGGACGGCCGGCTCATCTTGACGATCAGCCCTTTCGACTCCAGCAGCGCGTTGAAGTAGCGCACCCCCATGGTCACCCCGTGCTGTTTCAGGCCTTCGGTGGCCGAGAAGGTGGCACGCGAACTGCCGTCAGTGGCGTCGCTCGGCGCGTCGATGGCGTAGGAAGGCAGCAGGTTCGGCAGGCCATGCTGGCGCTGGATGGTATGCAGCATGCCCAGCTTGCCGGAGTTGCTGACGTTCAGCATCCTGGCCGCCGTCTCGATGAACAGCAGCTCGACCTGCACCGCCTCAACGTTGATGGTGGGGACATGGCCGATCGCATACTGCCCCGTTTTGCGAATGCAGGGCAGCACCTCACCGGTGACCCACTGCTTGAACCGCCGAGCACTATCGAGTCGACTTCCCATGATCATGGCAAAAAGCCCTGATTCATTGATGACGTTGGCCTTCTGCTTGCCTCCGGGGGTGTCCAGATACCGGACTCCCCGGTCTTCTTCATCGACATGGGTTTCCACTGCCTGTCGCGGGTTTCCAAAACCTAGGGCGGAAGCGACATCCTTGGCCACAAACCAGACACATCCATTTTCACTGATTGTTCTGACACAAACGGCATCGAAGAAAAAACGGTCAATACTCCCCATTTATGCCTCCACCACAGCAGAGCCGAACATGGCATCAAGTCGATCTTCACAGTGGAACCACTCGCCGATAAGGCGACAGTCACTGTTCATCAGGTGCAATGCTCGCTCATCAGCAAAATGGTTTTTGGCATCGCGGACACCGACCAACCTCAGCTCATGCTCGCAAGCAGTCTGAAGGTGCTTCAATCTGGCAAGAGGGTCCCTGGAAATGCCAAGCTTGATTGAACCAGTTGCAGTGTTCTGGATGGCATAAACGGACATATCGTCCAGCCCGTCCGGTACATCAAAATCAGCTAGAGCGGTGAGAATGGCGTTGGTTGCCTTGAAGCTGCCAAGAACTTCATCAACCAACCACGCCTGAAATTCCTTTGCCCACGGCAACTTGGACCGGATCGCCAATGAAAAGAGAGCCCTCTCATTCAAGAAAGTCATGAGCTGCTCACCACTGCTTGTTTCAATAACTCTCTTGGCTTGATCTTCATCATCACAATGTCGCCGGACGGCATCACGCGCATTGGCATAACCCAGCGAACTACACACATCAGCTGCGCATACCAGCACGCGCCCATCTTCCTGGATCAGGCGCACCTTGCCGAACTCTTCACTGTCAAAACTCAACACCTGCATGTCACTCTCCCGATTGTCATGATGTAGGCCTTGGTCAAATAATACTGTTTAAATATCCAGTAGTTCAATGCCATTGATCCAGATTTGCCCGGCTACATCACCAACGCTCAACTGGTACAGATCGAGACCAAACGCCTGCGCCCGGGTGAACTCTCGGCGGGCCCCACTGCTCTGCTGCCAGCCGGGGAGAAAGGCCACCGCCTCGCACTCCATCAGCATCGGGATGGCGATCCGCATGTAGGCCTCATGGCTCCAACCATCTGGCAGGATCGCCGGGTTCATCACCTGGGCGCCCAGCGACTTCAGGTGCGCCTCTGCGGCAAAGAACGCCGGCCGGTTGAACTCCGGCAAACCGGTCATGGGGCCAGCCACATAGACCTTTACCCCTTCCAGCATTATCTGCCCTGCCCCCACCTGTGGCTTATTGGTCATCACGGGCCTCCTCGGCCAGGTTGTTCACGGCGGGGGCGCTCGCCGACAGGTTTGCAGCCATGAACAGCGCCACAAACACCAGCATCACCAGAAGCCCCGCCTTAGCCATGGCTGGCCTCCCGGGTCCTGGCCGCCAGCTCGCTCAGCTCGCGGCAGGCCGATACCAGCCGCGGCTCCTCCTCGAACTCGTCCCACTCCAGTTCAGGGCCCACCTCCTGTGACAACCACTGGCGCAGGGTCAGCCACGCCATCCCCAGCAATGCCAGCCAGGCCAGCGCCAATCCCAGAAACATCCATTCAAGGCTCATCTGCTCCTCCCCCTCCCGGTGGTGGTGTAACGGGCTGCGCGGGTCAGCGCCGCCCCGACAACGTCGGCAGCCTGCTTGGCCACCGGATCAAATCCAGACTCCATAATCTGGTAGAGCGCCATAAAGATCGGGATCCCCGCCTCCCTGGTGCGCTCCACCTCCTCGATGGTCAGCACCGGGGCGTACCAATCCCGGGTCGCCGTGTGCTGGGCGTAGTAATGCATCATGCGGCCATCCCTTTCAGATGCCCGCTGTCTATCAACCGCTTGGTCAACCACTGCTGGCCCTTGCCGGTGATCAGTGGCTGAAATCCAAGGCGGGTCTCGCCGTGAACCTCATAAGGCTTTTCGGCCACAGTGAAATACCCTCGATCCAGATACTCCTGAAACGGCAAGTTGTGGCGATTCCCTCCGCTCATCAGGATCCGCAGCTCACGCAGCACGGCGAAGATCTGCTTCGGCCCAAGCCCAACCGTTTTGGCAAAATTGCCGATCAATGTCCCCTTGTCAGCCCCGGCTACCCGATCGGCAAACTCAGCCTTTGGCGCTTGGATAGCGATGGTTGCTTGTGCCTGATCCAGCTCCATTGCCAAACGCCCTGCCTCGAGCAGAGCCTCGGCGTAAGTTCGCGGCACCTTGGGCCCTTGCTGTACCTCCAGCTCCTGCCAGCGGCGGATGATCCGCATGCGCAACACAGCGCTGTACCCTGCGACCAGACAGAGGCTCTCATCCTTGTCCAGCATCAAGCAGGGCTGGGCTCGCCCCATGCTGTCCTGGTAATCGGCTGACTTTTCAGCCGATTGAATTTCGACCAGCATCTTGCGGATATCGGCCAGCACATTCTTGTGCTCTTTGCCGGTCAGCTCGGCAATCTCCACACTACTCATCATCGGGCCCGCGCCCATCACCATCATCTCGTTCATGTCATTCTCCCGAATCTCATGCTGACAAACGAACCAGCTCCACCGCCTTGCCCCGGATCCGCGCCGCTTCCGCCCGCGCCCCCTCGGCCCCATCCGTCACCAGGTAATAACCGGCGGCAGTGGCCGCATCGGTCTGGCCCAGCGTCTCCAGCGAGTTCGACACCTCCAGGTGCACCCGCTCGCCCACCCAGCCCCGCACCGGCGGATAGATGGCAACCCGGCAGAACTGCGCCTCACGCACATCACGCTCAGCATTCGCGTTGAATTGACTGGCCATCACGCCACCCTCCCTGTCACTGTGACGCCGCGCTGACGCAGCTCGTTCTGCAGACTGGCGAGCTCGGCCGCCACCTGATTGGAACCTGCAGTGCGCTCACGATTGAGCACCCGTACCTCGGCGATCATCTCGCAGGCCCTGATCGAAATGGTCTGCCCGGTCGGCGCGGTTGGCTGGGCTGCCTGAATCATGCTCGCCATCAGCGCCTTCACTTCGGCAGGGCGCGGGGCGAACTGCCGGTCGACCTCATCGGCCAGCTGCAGTACCGCTTCACGGACCAGACCAACAGGGAAACCCTTGATGGTCAGGGCCCACGCTTTGGCGGTGCCGGCGGCGTTGCTGTCCAGCTGGTTGGCGCTGGCCGGCCAGAAGGCAAGCATCATCGGGAACAGCTCGTTGGCTAGGAACAGGGTTAACGGGTCAGCAGCGCGTTGGTCTTGCTGCAGGCTGCCTTGGTGCAGCACAACCACGTCAGAGGATGGTGTTGTCGTCATAGCCGACTCCCGCTGATGCCATGATGGATTGGGCCTGCTTCTGGGCATTGGCCAGGTTTGACATGGGGCGCTTGCGCTCGTAGCCCTCCCACTCGCCGTTCACGCAGCGCGGGCGGCCGATGGAATCCCAGCGCTTGGCAGCAGCCAGGTAGCCGTCGAATTTCTGCGGGGCAAACACGGTCATCGGGCGCAGGTACTCGCTCATTTTCAGGTCGGCAGCCCAGTGAGCGGTCTTGAAGTCCGCCACGAGCTGCAGGTCGGTGACCGAGTAGCCGTCGGCCAGACGGGCGTTGATGTTCTGCAGGGCGGTGGTCTTGGCCTGATAGCGGCGGTCGGCGACAGCGTTGAAGTGCTCCAGCACCTCCCTCGCCTCCTGGCTCACCACCAAGGTGACCTTGCGCTTCCGGTCTCGTTCGGTTTCGTCAGAAACCGGACAAGAGATCTGTTTAAGATCCTCTGTACTATCTAATTCTTTTACTTCTTGTTCTGTTGTCGTGACGGTCGGGGTCCCGATGGGCGGGACAGTCGGCGCGACAGCATCACCACTCAAAGCCGCATCAGTAAAGGCTTTGGGCGGGACACTCTGCACCCCGATGTGCACCCCGATGGGCGCCCCATTTGTCGCGCCCTCAAACTGCTCTGTTGCGAATGACTCGCAATTAGAGGTAACCGGCTGCAGGGCGGCCTGATAGTCGTCGTAGTTGCAGATCTCGATGATGGTGCCCCACGGGGTGCCACGCAGTTCGAGCATCCCCTCTTTGGCGAACCAGCCAAGCAGGCGCTCGGTCGACTTCTTGTCGAGACCACGCCCGCGCTCGTCACACAGCAGCTGACCCAGCTCGGTTGCGCTGATCACCAGCTGGCCGCGCATCAGGTGCCAGTCACGGCCCTTGTAGCGCACACAGCCCGCCTCGTAGGCGGCCAGACCGATCAACCGCATCCAGGCCGCCAGCTTGGTGGCGTTACGGGCCCAGTCGGCTTGCAGCAACGAACGCCAGCACACCACATAACCACTGCGACGGTTGTCACTCATGTTGCTGCTCGCCTTCCTGTTGGTAGGGGCGACCACCGGGGCCGCCAGTCTGATCACCTCACCCATGACTCACCTCCATGCTCCGCAGCTGGGCATACACCACCCTGGCCTGCGCCTGGGTGATGGGCAGTTGCACCCCCATCACCACCAGTTGATAACCGTTGACCCACTTCAGGTAAGGCAGCACCTTGGGCTTATGCATGACGGCCTCCAGAACGGCGCTTGCCGCGCTGCTGAGTCCAGGGAAATGCGGGCGGCTGGGTACGGGCGAGCGCCTCTTTCATCGTCAGGGTGGTGCCGGTGTGATAGGCCACCTGCTGGATGGCAAAGCAGGCCATGTGTACCCTGTCGTGCAGAGACACCGCCAGCGGTGAGCCCAGAGCCTTGAGCCCGTCATAGAGCTGCCCATCCCACGCCTGCTGGATCACCGCCAGGCTCTCCATCACCACACCAACCGCCACATCGACAGCGTCACCGTGCCCCATCGCCTGCTGGCGTAGCTGAAGCTCCATTTTGTTGAAAGCGGCGATATAGGCTTCTTTGAACTCGGCAGCACGGCGGCCGGTAAAGCCCATCGCAACGAACACAAAAGCGTCGCGGGTCAGTAGGTAACAGGGGAGAGAACGGCCAGTGAGGTCGGTATAACGACTGAGCTTAAAATTGAGCTCAGTGAATTCGAGGGAGCAATCGAGATTTTCGATCTTGGCAATAACGTTCTTGTGCTGCTTACCGAAGCACTCGGCCAGATCGAGGGACGTGGTAACGGCCTGGCCGTTGTTCACCCGAACGACGGGTGTAAGGGGGGTAGGGACAGTAGCCATGATGGCAGCCTCCGGATGCGATAGGTTGTCACTACCGACCAGAGGTTCCAATCTCATGGTGGTAGCCCGAACGGGGTTGGAACTACCGGCGCATCCAGAGGAAACCGGCCAGCCCGAAGGCTGCCCCGCCCGAGCCACCATAACGCTGAGGATGCCGAACGCCGGGTAGGCGAGCAGCACCCCAAAAAATGGGGGGCGATCGCTGACAAAAAACCACGCAAGAGCGTGGGTCAGCTCCAGATGCAAGTTCGGGGTTCCAATCCCGGCTGCGGATTTTGCCGCAGCACCCACAGAATAAGCCAAGGTAGACGGCTTGCCAACCCATTTTGAGGCGCACTCCCTCAATGGCAACCCGAAATGGATTTCGACCACTTGCCCTATTACCTCTGATTCCGTATGCTTTTTCATGTTCAGTGCTCTCGATGGTTGCTGAACCATGGCCCCGACTGTTGACGCAGTGCGGGGCCGCCTTGTTTCTACTTGCCGGCGGCGGCCGGCAGATTCCGCACGTTGACGGCGGTGGTGCGGATCAGCCCCAGCACATGCTCGGCGGCCTGGGTGCCGATCCGTTCAATCTGGCCGTGCTCCATCCGGTCGATCACGCCGTCAGCACGGGCGTCGTGGATCGACTGCATGAGCTTGCCGAACACCGACTGAGCCAGCAGCACCTGCTCTACCAGGTCATCATCGCTGACGACCCCGGCCGGCAGGTCAACCAGCGCTTTGCCGCGGCTGGCAGCCCAAGCGTCCAGAATCCGGTTGTCACCGGTGAGCTCGGTGATTGCGACGGCTTCACCCAGGTTCAGGTGATGGCTGTCGCAATCCGGGTTGAGTTTGTTGGCCAGCACGGTCTCGCCCTTGCCCATCAGGCGGGCTAGCTCGCTGATGTTGTGGCTCTTGCCGAGCAGATAGGCAGCCAGCAGAACATCCGGACGTGAAACCATTGGTTTACTTAACGTGGAAGTTTCGGTTGTCTGTGTCATGATCTGCTCCGTGTTCATCTTTTGGGTTCAGTGCCGACAAGATATCGGCGGCTCGGTTCGCTAGAGGCAAGGCTGAAATATCGACTTGGCTCAAACCTTGCTGTTTAAGCTTTAGAATCCAGGTGGATGGGACCTTACCTCTCCGAAATGCATTGCTTACTGCTTCTGGCGTGATGTTCAGTGCAGTCGCGAGAGCACTCTTGGAGCCAAATCGAGTTATCAGGGTATGCATGGCGTCCTCTGGTCTTTTGCATCGCCACAATAATAACCAGTGGTTAGGTAAAAACTCAAGAGCTTAAAGTTAGGCGGGAATCACAACATAATAACCGGATGTTAGGATATGAATGAGAATCAGACAGAAATGGCGCGTTACGAGTCCGACAAAATCGCATTCGCCCAGAGACTCAACCTCGCCCTTGATGAGTTGAATTGGCCGCAGAGAGGGCGAATAGCCCAACTCAAACGTACTCTGCGCGAGGATCTATCTGAGATTTCTGTTCGAAAGTGGCTTAGAGGTGATGGCTTACCTGAAGTTAAAAGGTTGGGCGAGCTTTCCAGAATTACCGGAAAAAGCGTGCAATGGCTGCTGACCGGTACTGACACCAATAGTGGTGATGTAGAACCCCAGCCATATCCTGTTTACAGGGTTCCACTGATTTCGTGGGTAAGAGCTGGAGAGTTCAAGGATTGCGGGTTTGCTCCTGCTTTAGAAGAGGCCGAAGAGACCATCACAAGCCCAGTACGCGCTGGCCCAAGGGCTTACGCGGTAGTGGTCAAAGGTGACTCAATGATCTCTTCACAAGGCGGGAAGTCATATCCTGAAGGCACAATCATCATCGTTGACCCCGATATTGAACCAGCGCCAGGCAAGAAAGTGATTGCCCGATATGGCAATGACATGACGTTCAAAGAATTGGTTCTAGATGCTGGCAATTGGTGGCTTAAACCACTAAATCCTCAATACCCCATGCTGCAGGTCACTGAGGATGTTGAGATCTGCGCCGTGTTAGTCTGTGCGGTTATGATTGAGTAGCATATTGCGGCTCACCTTACGTCGCAATTTGCTATCCGCACCATTTTGAGTAACTACTGAGTATCCATCAGGCTTTACTCCATCCCTCCAAAGCACATCCTATAAGCCCTGCCTTTAGCCGCCACTCCTGTGGCTAGAAGGCATTGCACCTCCTGCCCGAACCCCACGAAGCCTTTACCCCATTACTACAGAACCAGACATACCTTCGGCCTCAAACGCCATATCCATCCCCTGAGCAACATCCACGCATCTATCGGCCAAGTTAAAAAAAACACAAAAACTAACTTTTGGCTATTGACGAAAAATATAACCGATATATCCTAACCACAAGTTAGGAAGCAATCTGAATGCGAAAGACAACCCCAGCCGGAGGGCCAGCACAACACTGGCAGCGGTGGCCAACTACCGCTTGGGGACATAACACCGGCAACCGGGCTGACTCACCTCCCCGCTCTCCCTTGGCAAGGCTTGAATGCGTGCCGACCAAGGTGACCGGAAAACATGGTCAGTGACCGGCTGGCAACTGGAAAGACAGTGAAGTGCGAACGAAGCGAGTGGCGGGTCTGACTCCCCAGCCACCCACCCGGTGAAAGGCCGGGACACAACTGGGATTGCATTGCAGGTGAGCCTAGGCCCATGGGGTACCGCACGAGAGACCCGGTGACCAGTGCAATCCGCAGTTGTGGTGAATGCGCAGGCTGATGCGCCAAGTGGTTGATAGCTAGTGATTGGTTGTCATGAGTGAGTCAAACACCCTTCGGGAAAAACCTGACCATCACGAGCCGGAGTTCAGCACCGGCCACCACAACAAACCGTCAGTTGGGCAAGTCGAAAGACCTCAGCGCTGACTCCGGATAGGGTAACCGGAAAACGCAATCCTCTAGGCACATGTGGCCTGATAAAACGAGGCAGGTATAGAGCCCTGCGGGCCTAGAGGATGAAACACGGAGATTCGGCAAGCGGTATGCCACCTCATTTGGGATGAGGGCTTCACAGGTTCGATCCCTGTATCTCCGACCAATTATTGGCGTCGTAACTGGGTAACCAGGCCGTCAATGGGAGTGTAACTACGACTCAAGCTCCCCAGCCATGGCAGTAACAGCGGTGAGGACACCGACCGCGGTAGGCCCCATGGGGTACGAAAACCCATCCGCTCTGGCGATGTAAAAGGCCAGAACACAACTGCATTGGCACTGCGCGACCAGCCGCGAAACTGGCACGGAGTGTTCTAGGCGAAAGGCAGCTCAAATCCGAGGCACTCCCCAGCAATGGATGCGCCCTGAGGAATATCGGAGCCTGCTGCTCAATCAGTGCCAATGACAGTTGTGGTGATGGCGAGCGCAGCCGCCGGACGAAACCGTGTGATAACAAGATCCCGTTGGGGTGGAAACACACGCGGATGACGAGATGGTGCATGAGAAGACATCACCGGCCACCACAACGACCAACCCACCGCAGGGTTACGCGGTCGCCTGGTCCCGCTGTGAAGCGCCACCAAGGCCCTCGCCGAGAGGCGACAGTTTCGAAATGGTAGGTCTGCCCGTGAGGGCGCACCGGTGCCGACAACAAGAACGGCTGACTCGCTGTGAAGCGCTCAGCCTCACCACAGGTGCAACGCATGTGGTTACTACTCCTGATGTTGATCTGGCTGCTCGGGCTGGCAGCTGACCAACTTGCAACACCAACCGTCACCCACCTGACGGCGCCATCAAGGGCAGCACCACCGCCCACGCTGGCACAGGGCTCCAGGCCCTGACCAATCAGCCCGACATGTTCTCTCCTGGCCCCGGCAACGGGGCCCTTATCCCACAAGCGATAGCGGCCCAACAGCGGGTCACGGCCTCCTTTTGCCTATCGCTTGTGTGATGAGTCCCATTTCAGAGATAGCGGAGGCAGCCATGCACCCAAGCGAGTTCATTGCCAAGCACATCAAGGCAACGCTGGAGAAAGAGCAATTCCCCCCCCCATGCGATCTCGCTGGGCGTGGCTGAAGCCAAGCGCTATTTCGACCGGACACCCAGCTTTGCCAAAGGGAAGGTGTTCGATGAGTGCCTCAAGGCGGCCCGCGCAGTAGCAAGGATCGCGAAGAAGGCGGAATCGGCCAAGAAGGCCAAGCCCTGATCCGGGGTACGGGTCGCAACGAGTAGGTGATAGACCAATGAACCACTACGCCCAAGCGCTGGCCGAGCTCCAGCTCCAGCCTGACCACGAACTCAAGCAGATCGGCGACCAATGGCAGACTCCCAAGCCGCTGGCCTGGGGCCTGTTCCACCACTTCGCCCCCACCCTGGGGCCGGTGGTGCTCGACATGTTCGCCGACGACTGCAACGCCCTGGTGCCGAACTACTACGACGCCGAAGACAACGCCCTCACCCAGGAGCTGGCCGCCGACCTGCGCCGCCTTGGCGGCGCGGCCTATGCCAATCCGCCCTACTCCCGCCCTTGTGCGGATGATGACGGCAACCCCATCACCGGGATGGAGCCCATCCTCAACTTCTGCCGCGAACAACGGGCACAGGGCGCCAAGATCATGCTGCTCATCAAGGCCGCCACCAGCGAAACCTGGTGGCCGGAGGATGCCGACTTTATCCAGTTCATCAGCGGCCGTATCGGCTTTGAGGTACCGAGTTGGTACGTCCCGCGGGATCCGAAGAAAGACAAGCCCAGCTCCAGCGGTTTCGCCTCGGCCGTTGTTATCTTCGATGCCAGCTGGCAGGGCGAGCGCCGCCCCGAAGCGCGCCTGCGCCGTGACGACCTCATCACCACGGGCCAGATCATCCTCGACATGATCCACCGCCAGGCTGTTGCACTCAACGAAGAGGCCAGCCAAGCCATCGCAAAGGCAGTTTCTACCGAGCCAGCCCAGCCACAAGAGCAAGCTGACGTAACCAAGCCGGCAGCGTGGGAACCGCCAGCGGCCAGCGATGATGCGACCAACACTGTGGCGGCAGACGAACTGGCAACACAGGATCTGATATCGCCCATCACGGACAGCTCCATGCTGGGAGAACAGGGCTACTCCGATGCCAGCAGCATCATGGGCATACAGCTAGAGTGCGCCGACCTGGGCGAAGAACAGCAGGCCATAGTCAGGGGCTATGTACAGGGTTGGCTGGATGAGCCTTATCCACTCTCCGAGATTTTCTATCGGCTCGATCTGGCCGTCGCCAACATGCTGGCCGGCAAGCCTATCCATCAGGGCTTTGTCGCAGAAGATGGTCGTTCCCCTGCCCTGCCACACTGGCAACGCCACCCCGCGGTGAAGGGCGTCATCTACCAGATAGACGATGCCGACATCCTGACCCCGGCTAAGACCGCTGAGCTGGCCGCCTGGATCATCGATAGCATGACAACCCCCGGCGACCTGGTGGAACGGGCCACAGTCAAAGCCGCCGAGCTGCTGGCGAAGAGTGCTGCACCGGTGCATAGCGAACTGCAGCTCGAGCTGCTAGATGATACCCAGCAGCAAGGAGCAGCAGCATGAATCACCTGATAGAGACCGCTGTCGCGCCTATGGTTGGCTGGCTGCGGGACGGTTATTCGCTCTGCGTCTCCCTGAGCTGGGGCAAAGATAGCACTGCAGTGTTGGTACTGGTGATCGAAGCGATGAAACGAGCCAAAGCAGCTGGAATCACTCTGACTCAGTGCTTTGCCATAACCAGCGACACCACAGTGGAGAACCCGGCTCTTGGCGCCTTCTTCGAGCAGATGTCCAGCGAGCTCGAGCGATTCTGTGTGCTGAACGAACTGCCGCTGGATTACCGGCTCGTGACTCCTCCACTGACTGCATCGTTCCACTATGTGACCGTTGGTCGCGGAAAGTTGCCACGTTACCCAGGCATGAGCCGGGATTGCAGCAAGGATTGGAAGATCAGCCCGATCATCAAGGAGAAGAAGGCGCTGTCAAAGCAGTTCGGCAACGCAATTATCAGCTTGGTCGGCACCCGTTTCAGTGAGTCTGAAGAGCGTGAGGCTCGCATGCTGGCGCGAGGGGATGAAGCTGGTGTCATTCTCACCAACCCAGATGGCGACCTGTACGCCGTTCCAATAGCAGACTGGGATGAGGTCGACGTTTGGACGCTGCTGCGCAAGTGCGACCAGCGCATGGGAAACCAGCTCATCACCTCGTTCGTACGCCACTTCGACGATCTGGTGCTGCTATACAAGGATGCTAACGGCGGCTGTGTATCCGGATTGGCCGACAGTCAACTCAACAGCTCGGCATGCGGGGCCCGTTTTGGGTGCTGGTCGTGCGTCGCTACCGGCGAGCGCGACAAGTCGTTGCAGGCCATGATCGAGAATGACCGCGACCAATACGGCTATTTGAAGCCGATCGCCGACTTCCGAGACTGGCTTTTCGCCATCCGCTGGGACATGTCAGCCAGGGAATGGCTCGGCCGCACGGTCGACCCGGTGACCGGTCACATCGTTCTCCAGCCTGACTACTTCAACTTCAAGACCAGGCGCCAGATCCTGCGCTACATGCTGACCATCGACGCGGATGAGTGCGCCTGGGCGGATGAGCATAACGACGGCTTCCCGCGGTTCCAGCTGATCCAGCCGTGGCAACTTGTGATCATCGACTTCATCTGGTCTATCTACCGCGACGCGCCTCATGCGTTCTCGGCGCTCAACGAGTATTACCAGATCCACCGTTGCGGCCGCCGGCACTATCCACCCAAGGCGCAGCCGGACCCGAAGGTATCGGTGCCGAAGCGCCGCTGGTTCAAACCGCCAGAGGGTTTCGCCCCGCCCCATGGTATCGGTGGTTTGGCCGACCCTCTCATCATCCATGCCCAGCGCCACGCCGGCGGCAGGCACCCAACCATCACCGACCGAGTTACCGGCGCCGAGAAGGAAGTAATGGACTTCGAAATGGCTCCAGAGATGGAGATCGATAAGGCAGAAGCCCTGCTGTGGGTGGAGCACTTCATCAACAACCCGATCGCGATCGATTGCACCGGCGAAGACCCGGCGGAGGCCATCAAGTTCTACCTGCACCACCGGATGGTGAAGCTCAGCAAGAGTCAGCCGGCCAGCTTGGATGAGATCATTCAGCGTTCTGAAATGTGGGCGCGTCTTCAGCGGAAACTCAACATCTCTGACATTCAGGCATGGGCACTGGAGAACTCCATCTCTGATGAAGAGCACAAGGCCATCAAAGCCTTCTATCCGAAATCGAGTCGCCATAACGTCATTTTCATGGAGGCAGCATGAGCAAATCACTTCGCCGTTCCCACACCGTCAGGGCCAAGGTGGCCGGGGCCCCGCTCAATCTTGACTCTGCCATCAACGTGGACCTGTTCGCCGGTGGCGGCGGTGCCAGCACAGGGATCGAGCGTGGGCTTGGGTGCCCGGTTCACATCGCCATCAACCACAACCCCAAAGCGCTCTCCATGCATCAGGCGAACCACCCGGAGGCCCTGCACCTGCAAGAGGATATCTGGGCCGTTGACCCGGTTGCTGTGCTGGCAGGGCGCTCTGTCGGTTGGCTACACGCCAGCCCGGATTGTACCCATCACAGCCAAGCCGCCGGCGGTCAGCCGCGCAAGCAGGAGATCCGCAGCCTGGCCTGGGTGATCACCAAGTGGCTTGCCCTGAGCAAACCTGCAGTGCTTTCAATGGAGAACGTCAAGCAGATGCGCACCTGGGGGCCGCTCGTCGCCAAGCGGGACAAGGCCACCGGTCGGGTGATCAAGCTGGTCGAGGTTCAGCGCGGTAAGAAGACCAAGATCGAGCAGCATATCGCCGAGCCCGGAGAACGGGTGCCACGCCAGCAGCAATACCTAGTGCCGGATCCCAAGCGGGCAGGCCAGACCTGGCGCCGCTTTCTGGCCAGCATTGAGCGCATGGGGTATGAGCTTGACCATACCGTCAAGAATGCCGCCGATTACGGTGCTGCCACCAGTCGCCAGCGCCTCTACCTTGTTGCCCGCCGGGACGGGGAGCCCGTTTGCTGGCCAGCTCCGACCCATTGCAAGGCGCCGGCACCAGGCAGCCATCTCAAGCCGTACCGGGTAACGGCGGATCACCTCGACTGGTCCATCCCCTGCCCCAGCATCTTCCTCACCAAGGAAGAAGCCCGGGCACAGGGCCTGAACGTCAAACGCCCACTGGCAGATGCCACCCTGGAGCGAGTGGCGATCGGGGTGATCCGCGAGGTGCTGACCAACCCCAAGCCCTTCATCATTGAGCTGGCCAACTGGTCAGGGCGCGGTGTCGATTCTGTCGATGCCCCGCTGCGCACCATTACCGGCTGGCCAAAGGGTGGCGCGTTCGCCGTCTGCAACCCGAGTCTGGCCCCTCTGGTGGTGCGCCACTTCGGTAAAGGTGGTGAGCACGGGGTGAATGAACCCGCTGCGGCCATCATGGCTGGCGGCGGTGGTAAGTCGATGCTGGCAGCACCCTTGATGGTGCAGGCCAATGGCGGGTTCAACACCGTGCCAGCCAGATCTGTGGCTGACCCATGCAGCACCATCACATCGAGCGGCAGCCAGCAGCAACTGGCCTCCGCCTTCATGGTGCACCTGCGCAAGAACCTGCCGCCGAGCACTCCGGAAAGCCAGCTCCCCACCATCGTGTCAGCTGGACAGCACCACGCCATGGTGCAGACCGTGATGGCGAGCTCAGGCGAGCTCGGCCTGACGCCGGAACAAGAGGCCGGGGCCCTACGGGTCAGCGCCTTCCTGATGCGCTACTACTCGAATGGCGGACAGTGGGGGGCCGTCACCGAGCCGATGCACACCATCACCACCAAGGACCGGCTGGCGCTGGTAACCGTTACTTGGTGCGGCACCACCTGGGTGATCGTGGATATCGGCCTGCGCATGCTGGTTCCGAAGGAGCTTTATGGTTGCCAGGGCATGCCACGCCACTACATCCATGACCGCGGCCACGACGGCACCCCGCTCTCCATTACCGATCAGGTGCTGATGGTCGGCAACAGCGTCAGCCCGCCGCCGATGGCGGCCATCGCCAGAGCCAACAATCCGTACAGGCGCCTGCAGGTCAGGAGGGCTGCATGACGAGCTCCAACAGCCAGAAGCTGATCTGCAGCAAAGGGATGAAGAAAGACCGATCGGCTGCTGAAGCACTCAAGCGCCGCCAGAAGAAACGAGCAGAAATCGAACTCCGCCAACTGGCCAACCAGTATGGCATTGACCACCGGGAGATACAGTGATGAGCATCGCGCAGGACGTTGCCGAGTGGATTCACGGCAGAGAGGGAGGGGCCATCAGTGCCGAGGTGGCCGCCGAGTTCTCCCTCACTGTCAGCGAGGCCAGCATTGTGATGGGGCAGATCCACAGAGAGTCCCGCTTCACTACCCGGGTTGAGCACTTCTGTCTGGTTGGGGATAACGGCCGTGGCCGCCACACTCGCCGCCTCTATGTGGACGTGGTGAAGCCGCCGCAGTGGCGCAAGACCCCAGTGATAGGCACTTGCGGGGATCAGGTGGTCCGGTTCGACAGTGTCACCGACGCCGAGACCAAGGGAGGCTTTGTCAGAGTTGCCATCACCCGCTGCCTTGCCGGCCAGCAGGAAAAGCATGGCGGGTACAGCTGGCAGATAGACACCACCAAAGGAGCAAGAAAATGCACCGCTACCGCTACACCCTGAGCGCCGTTACCGAACTGGGCTCTACGCCGGATCGCCTGACTGGCACCATCGAGGCACACCACCCGATGACCCACCAACAGATCCGGCTGGCCGCCATTGATAAGGCCCCAGCCCAGTATCTCAACTTCAACGAGCTGGAGTACCAGGAGATTGAAACGAGCACAAATTGAAGGGCTGGCAATTCTGGCCGGCGCAGCATTCATTCTGGCCACCCTGGCTGCGATGTAACAGATAACAACTGTCCGGGAGGACACGATGAGCACCAAACTCCACCAACGCAATTACCGCGATGATATGGCCCAGGCCATCCAGCAGGAGCAGTCTGGCAACTTTGCAGATGCTGCTCTCTCCTACAAGAAGGCCCAGCACCACGCCGCCAGCGCTAATATGCTGAGCAAGGCCAAGTTCGCCATGGCCCGCCGCATTCGCTGCCTCAAGGGCGCCAACGATCCCCAGTGGCGCCAAGTCAATGAGAAGTTCCAGCAACTCCACCAGACTCTGGAGGATCGCTGATGGCCAGCCGCGGTATCAACAAAGTCATCCTGATCGGCAATCTCGGTCAGGATCCGGAAGTCCGTTATATGCCGAGCGGCGGCGCTGTAGCCAACATCACCTTGGCAACCTCTGATACCTGGCGCGACAAGCAAACAGGTGAGCAGAGGGAGCGAACCGAGTGGCACCGGGTCGTCGTGATGGGAAAGCTGGCCGAAGTCGCCGGCGAGTACCTGAAGAAAGGAGCCCAAGTCTATATGGAAGGCAAACTGCAGACCCGCAAGTGGCAAGACCAGAGTGGCCAGGAGCGCTATACCACAGAAGTGCTGGTCGATGGCTTCAGCGGCGTGATGCAGATGCTGGGCGGCAGGCATCAGGGAACCGGTCAGCAGCAGGCGCCAGCCTCGCAGCAGCAGGGCGGAAATGGACGACCACCCCAGCAGCAAGCCAAGTCCAATCAGAATTACAACGAACCGCCGCTTGCGTTTGACGACGATATTCCGTTCTTTAGGTTCGCTGGCCACCCGGCGCTGATGAACTGCATCTGAGGTTCGACAGAACAACCGGCGGCTCGCGGCCGCCATTCTCGCCGTGAGGCGTAAAGGAGAGACACATGCACCAGAAGATCATAGTGATGGAGCGCCCCAGCTGGGTTCTGCCTAGGGTTTTGGGGGAGATGTTCGGGTACACTGAGAAGGCCATCAGCGAGAAGCGGAAGAAGGGCCAGCTTATAGAGGGGGTCCACTACAAGTTGGCCCCGGATGGGAAGTATGTCTATCACTGGCGGAGATATGAGGATTGGCTGACCGGAACCAAGAACTGATCGACATCGTTGCTGAAACGCCTGGTGTCGAGCTGCACGGCAAGAGCCTGCGCATCGACTTCCGATTCCACGGCAAGCGATGCCGGGAAACGCTCAACATGCCGGCCACCAAAGCCAACATCAAGCACGCCTCCCGCAAGCGGGAGGCTATCCTGCATGAAATCGCGATCGGTGTCTTCGACTACGCCAAACACTTCCCAGACAGCAAGAACGCCCACCGATTCGCCGGCACGACCGCAAGCCGGGACATCTCTCTGGGCGACCTGGTAGAGCACTACCTGAAGATCAAGGATGTGGACATAGGCGACAACGCCCGGGGACGCTATCGCTCCATTCTTGGGATGATGGCTTCAGACCTTGACCACACCAGAATCGTCAGCACCTTCCGAACTGAAGACCTGCAGCAATGGCGCCGCTTCCTGATGACTGAACCGCGGGGGAGAACAAACAAGCCGCTAGCCCCAAGATCTGTCAACTACTACATGATGGTGGCGGCCGGGCTGTTCAACTTCGCCAAGCAGAATGGCTACACCCACCAAGACCTCTCATCGGTTCTCACCAAGGTTGAGGTGATCCGGGACAAACCAGACCCGTTTGACCAAGAGGAGTTCCGGCGCCTGCAAGAGGCTGCAAGGCACGACATGGACGCAATGTGGATTCAGCTGGCTTGCTGGACAGGCATGCGGACTGGTGAGCTCTGCTCGCTGGCCTGGGAGGATGTTGACCTGGAACGAGGGGAACTGCAGATCCGTCGCAACATCACCCAAGCCCGCAACTTCAAGGTGCCGAAGACTGGCCATGAGCGCACCATCGTGCTCCTGCCCCCGGCAATCGAGGCTCTCCGCCGATTGCGGCCAATGACAGCCATGCGCCAGACCCACTACATCAAAAAGACGCTGCGAGACCGCCGGCAGATAGATGAAAAGGTCACGTTCGTGTTCAGCCCTGATGTGACCAGCAAGACACCAGGGCTCAGCATGTGCTACACAGCCTTCACCTTGGGCGACAAATGGGACAGATTGATAAAGAGGGCTGGCATTCGCCGGCGAACCCAATACCATATGCGCCATACATTTGCTTGCTGGATGCTGACCGCGGGCGCCAACCCGGAATGGGTTGCGTCATACCTGGGGCACGAGGACAGCACCATGGTGCGAACAGTCTATGGCAAATGGATCCCCGAGCAAGACCGCGACGAAGCGGACAGGGTTTGGGGCAGACTTGGGGCCAGCTTTTCTGATTTGGCCCCAATACGGCCCCAAGAATTTATTGCATCACGATAACAACCTGTAAATTAAAGAGAATTAGCCAATGGCTCAATTTATTTACACTATGAACAGGGTCGGCAAGGTAGTGCCGCCCAAGCGTCATATTCTCAAGAACATCTCCCTCTCCTTCTTCCCGGGCGCCAAGATCGGCGTGTTGGGTCTGAACGGCGCCGGTAAATCGACCCTGCTGCGCATCATGGCAGGGCTAGATACCGAGATCGAAGGGGAAGCCCGTCCGCAGCCCGGCATCAAGATCGGCTACCTGCCGCAGGAGCCGAAGCTGGATCCGGAGCAGACCGTGCGCGAGGCGGTCGAAGAGGCGGTCGGCGAAGTGAAACGCGCCATGGCCCGACTGGACGAGGTCTATGCAGCCTACGCCGACCCGGATGCGGATTTCGACAAGCTGGCCCGCGAACAGGGCGAGCTGGAAGCCATCATCCAGGCCCAGGGTGGCCACAACATGGAAAACCAGCTGGAGCGCGCGGCCGACGCCCTGCGCCTGCCGGCCTGGGATGCCCAGATCAAGCACCTCTCCGGTGGTGAGCGCCGCCGGGTGGCGCTGTGCCGCCTGCTGCTGGAAAAACCGGACATGCTGCTGCTGGACGAACCGACCAACCACCTGGATGCAGAATCCGTGGCCTGGCTGGAGCGCTTCCTGCACGACTACGAGGGCACCGTCGTGGCCATCACCCACGACCGTTACTTCCTCGACAACGTGGCCGGCTGGATCCTGGAGCTGGACCGCGGCGAAGGGATCCCGTGGGAGGGCAACTACTCCTCTTGGCTGGAGCAAAAAGATGCCCGTCTGGCGCAAGAAGCCAGCACGGAAGCGGCTCGTCGCAAGTCTATCGAGAAAGAGCTGGAGTGGGTTCGCCAGAACCCGAAAGGCCGTCAGGCCAAATCCAAGGCCCGTATGGCTCGCTTCGAGGAGCTCAACACCAACGACTACCAGAAGCGCAACGAGACCAACGAGCTGTTCATTCCGCCCGGACCGCGCCTCGGCGACAAGGTGGTGGAGGTGGCAAACCTCTGCAAGTCCTACGGTGACCGCCAGCTGATCGACGATCTCTCCTTCTCCATTCCGAAGGGGGCCATCGTCGGCATCATCGGTCCGAACGGTGCCGGTAAATCGACCCTGTTCCGCATGATGTCGGGTCAGGAGCAGCCGGACTCAGGTTCCATCACCCTGGGTGAGACCGTGGTGCTGGCCTCGGTGGATCAGTTCCGCGACAGCATGAACGACAAGAAGACAGTGTTCGAGGAAGTCGCCGACGGCCAGGACATCCTGCGCATCGGCAACTACGAGTTCCCGAGCCGCGCCTACATAGGCCGCTTCAACTTCAAGGGCGCCGATCAGCAGAAGCGGGTTGGCGAGCTGTCCGGTGGTGAACGCGGCCGTCTGCACCTGGCCAAGCTGCTGCAGACCGGCGGCAACGTGCTGCTCTTGGATGAACCGACCAACGATCTGGACATCGAAACCCTGCGCGCCCTCGAGAACGCCCTGCTGGAGTTCCCGGGTTGCGCCATGGTCATCTCCCACGACCGCTGGTTCCTCGACCGCATCGCCACCCACATCCTGGACTACCAGGACGAGGGCAAGATCGCCTTCTTCGAGGGCAACTTCACCGAATACGAAGAGTGGAAGAAGAAGACCTACGGCGCCGAGGCCATCCAGCCGCATCGCGCCAAGTACAAGCGCATCGCCAAGTAA